AGGTCTCGCAGGTTGTTACGCACCACGAAGTCACCCCCCTGGTCCATGAACGCCTGCACGGGGGCCTGCACCGCCTTGCCAGCGCGGCTCAGGGTCATGCGCAGATTCTTGCCGGTCAAGTCCGGGTTCTGTTCGCTGCCTTTCAACCAAACAGAACACGCGCTCGCAGCCTGAGTGTCAACCACTGGTTGTCATACCGACTTACTCAGCTGATTCAGGAAAGTTCATCACCGGCCGCGGCCAGTTCAAATCCCTCTCGTGGTCTACTTTGTTTCCATGGACGATCTGCCGATGACTCGCGCTGAGGGCTTCCCTGTTCAAGGCCAGCTCACCACTGGCGAGGTGGTGACCGGCCTGCTGATCCTGCGGTACGACCGTCAGCAGATTGACGGCTTCCCCTACCCGGTCGGGGCGGGCATGACCCGCCGCTGTGAGCTGACCATCGAAGGCATGATGCCAGAGCGGCCCCTCCCCTTCACAGCCATGGTCATCTCCGCCCGTCTCGGTGAGCGGATGCAGATCGACGTCACACCCCAGACGGTCAGCCCGAGTGCGACCTCCTGGACCTGTGAGGGTCCCTATGAGCTGGTGCAGCGCTGGAGGCTCCCTGGTGCAGGCCTGGGCATTCAGGATCTCCCGGATAACCGCTGATCTCTCTAACCTCCGCTCGCTAGGATAAGCACCGATGCCGCGGACCGAAAAAAGCACCCAGGCCCAGCAATTGCTCCTGACCGCCCTGCGGTCCACGCCCGGTTTGGGCATGACGGAAGGCGCCTTGCGGCGGATGACCGATCTGAACCCCTCAATTTTTCAGGAGGCGATGCACCTCCTGATTGAGACACAGCGGGTGGCAGTCAGCCAGCGAAATGGGCGCCAGACCCAAACCGAGTATCACTTGGTACAGCGGCAAGAGGTGCGGGAAGTAAAGGACGGGCCGCTCAGCCCTGTGGCAATGACGGTGCTCGAGCGACTGAACACCCGGGCCGAAGGTGCCAGGGCCCTGTCCAAAGCGCTCGACATTGATTTGAGTTGGGTGCAGCAAGTCTTGGATGAACTGGAGGCGGCCGGTCAGGTCAGTCGCAGCCAGGTAGGGATGCTGGTCATTTACCGGGGCATTGGGCTCAAGTGAACCAGATGTACTGGACGATTCCGGAGGCAGTGGACCTATTAGCGGAAGCCCACTGGGTTGATCTGGGCGGGCAGGGACTCGACCCGGATCCTGTGACGCTCGAAGCCCTGATCCGAGCTCTGGCCTTTCGACCAGAGGTGCTTGAAGAGGTCCGGCAGGCCTGGGAAGAGGAACTGCTTCTTTCGGAATGGTCACAGGAACGCCGAGACCAGGCCCGGTATTGGCTGGATGCTGTCATGGTCGGGAGAATGGCGGATCCAGACGGGAGTTATTGAGGCGCTTGAGTAAGTATCTCAGCGTAGAGAGCTCCATTTGATCCAGCACCCCTCAACCGTATAAACGTCAACCGCTGGTTGTCATACTGTAACTGCTCAGCGCGTAACCTCTCGTTTATTCGCTGAGTAGTCACGACTGATTATCGAGGCTCAGTTGCTGAGGAAGTAGAGTTGGTGGTGGCTATTTGTCCTACTTCACTGCCGGACAGCATCGTTTTTCGACATAATTTTAAATCGTCCCGTATTATAATTAATTTGGATAACCCAATACTTCTTGCTTGTATCCATAATTTCCGCAGTAGTCCTTAAATCATTTCTTAAGTCAATAACTTTATTTAAAACCCTACCAGAGAATATGTATTCATCCTCTCCCTCTACTTTCTCTTCATAGGGAACATCCGACACATGGTATTCGATAGTTCTACCGAATTTATCAATAAATTTACTAATGTAGGTGATTGTTTGGTTGCTCATTTTAGCGGTCCCATTATCGTTTTCAGAGTGTACTGTCCATTTGCGAGAATGAGGCGCGTCACGTGCTGAACTGTCACGACATACCGGATTACTCGGCTGATTTCTGTTGTGCACCTTCAAGTTGCACTTGAACACGGCTCCGCCTGATCAACTCAATCTGCTCAGGGTTCAGGGCATCGCCGGACATGCGCACAAGCTCGTCGGTGCTGATCAGGCCCTGCCCAGGTGCGGGAACGAACCCCTTCAGCAGAAAGGCGACCGTCTCTTCGAGGAGGGTGAGGTCGATGTCTGGAGCTGGAAGGTATCGGAGTTTCATTGTTGGATCTTAGGCCGCAGCACGATCTCCATGCCGAGGCTATCGAGAAGAGTCTCGATCTAGTCGAGAGGAATACGGATGCGCCCTGAGAGGGCCTGAGTCACGGTCGGCTGCTTCATCTGGAAGCGCTCGGCCAATCGGTTCTGAAATCCCCTGGGCTGCTCTGCTGCCAGTTTTCTGATGGCGAAGATAGGACAGGGAAATAATAAGTGAACTTCACGGCAGCTTTGACGAAGCTGCCGTGAAGTTCACTTACATTTTATATTTTATTCGCTAGTTGGGATTAGTTACCAATTCTTCCTTCTGATACTCCATGCGTCAAGAAATGAACAGCAATATCAAAGTTGCTGAAATTTCTCAAGTCATTATATCTATTGCGATAGCTATTGGGATTAAAAGCAGCCGAAGGAGATCTACCTTCATAAATTCCGTTAGTCAAGTAGTGATAAACAAGGTCCTTATTAGAAAATGAAGCTAGATCGGAGTTGTGGGAACGATAGTAATTAACGTCAAAGAAATTATTTGCAGATCTGCCTTCATTAATACCAGTCGAAAGATAATGTAGAAGTCTATCTTTCTTACTCATGTTGATGAGGTCGGGCGAATTTGCAGAATAGATACTATCATTGTAAATAAAGCTTGCGACTCTACCCTCATTAACACCGTAAAGAGCGTAGTGCCGAGCTCTTTGACTCAGGCTGATACCCAAAAGATCAGGACTTGTTTCTGAGTAGATAGCCTGATCATAGGCGATACTGCCTCTTCGAGACTCATTGATACCACTATCGAAGTAATGATTGAATTGCTGATTGACTGTTAATGAAGCTAAATCTATTTCACGCTGAGACCCTCTATATATTCTAGGATCAAAAATTAAGCTTGCTACTCTGCCCTCGTTAATACCGGAGTCACGGTAGTGATTCGCCATATTGATATAAGACATATTTGCCAAGTCGCTATTCATTGCTTTATAGGTTTTAGGATCAAACATCAAACTTGCCATAAGGCCTGAAAATAATCCGTTGGTAGCATAAGAGACAAATAATTCGCTGTCAGATCCCGAGAGATTATTTTGATTTCTGTAGATGTCAGGATTAAAGAAAATTGATGCATTACGTCCCACGTTCACTCCAGTATCGTGAAAATGGGTCAGCAACGCTTGATTTGAATAAGAGCTTACGTCTGAATAGTGTGACTTATAGTAGGACGGATCAAAAAAAGGAGCACTAAAAATAGGACTTGAAGCATTTGGTACACTTACGGGATAAAGGGTATGCATTCCATCTGAAATATCATTAGGACTAAAAGTAGTATATAATCCTAAGAAGTCGTCACTTATAGTGCCTATATAGTCTCTACCAGCAACAAATGATGAAGAAGGGTGTTTAATGTTTACTTGAGCGTATTTACTGTAATTCATGAGACTGTTATAATCAAATGGACCGAATGAACGTGACATATTACACAGCTTATTATAATTAAACACCCCGGTAACTAGAGATGATGCCGAACTGTAGTAGTCGTAACTGCTAGTAACGAAATTATCCCGATCGCATCGCTGGTGCTCATGCATGAGACCGGCTGCATGACCTAATTCATGAAGCACAACATTGGTTTGCTGATACACCCCGCTTGCAATAGACATAGAAGGAAGCCCCAATGCTCTTACTCTGCTTTGATCTACATATCCAGGAGCGGTTACTCCCCCTCTATAATTAGGTATAAAACCTGTTGCTATTCTCATCGTGGTTCCAGATGGATTTGTACCGTTGATCAGAACAGGCATATAACCGGTTGCGATATTAAATTGTCTTACAGCCTCTTCAAAGTAGCTTTTCTGGCTTGTAGTAACTGTTGAGTCATAATCGAAATATATTCTCGCTCCAGGCCATGCAGCCTCTTGGTATCCATGAAAAAAGCAGAAAATACCACAACTGAAGCCGTCTTTAGCAACATTGGCCTGCGCTGTTATACCGCTAGTGGTTTGATTATCTCTAAGGTACTGTGAATAGCGCGCAACCAGTCCAGGCATATCCTGAGTCGATGTTAATGGAAGGTCATCGTCAATTAGTGCGTACCCATTTACATTGCTATAAGAAATTCTCTCCTTATTCGCGAAAGTTAGAGTTACATAGTCTGCATCTTTCATTGTCTGAGCCACGGCAGGTTTGATTGTGGCAGACAAGGTTGTAGTTTCCATAGCGTTATTTCGGTAGGTGGTATACGTTTGCGAGGGTCCCGTAAGACTCGCTTCCACATCAATCAACACCGGCGTATTGGCATTGAGAGACTTAATCTTTGATGCGCTGGGCGGAGTGACGCCGCTTTCAGGAGCACCGCAGGCGGCGAGTAAGAGGGTGAGAGATAAGCCAGACCACCGCAAAATTTTCATTTTATTCATGCTCATCCAATATAAATCACAGGGGACACGCCCGGGTCCACATATGTGTCGTGTGTGCATTTTGGACGGGACACTGATGGCTGCCAGCTGTGCGAGGGGTGTCGACAAGGTCACCTCGGAGATGGCGTTCGATTTCCTGGCTGATAGTGTCGAGGCCAAGCTAAACTGACCCGAAACGAAACCCCCCCGGCACACCGCACTGAGCGGGGCCGGGGGTTTTGCTGCTCTATCCTGCTGGCTATGACCCACCGCGCTGAAGTCGTCCTGCTGGCGCTTGTTGAACAAAGTCACCGGGCGGCCTGTGCCTGGCACGAGGGCGTGGAGCGCTGGTACCGGGTCCTGGTCGCCCGATGAGCCGGATGTATTGGACAGTGTCAGAAGCGGCAGATGTGCTGGCTGAGGTGTACCTAGTGGATCTGGGGGGACACAGCTTCACAGCCCCGGACCCGGTGACCTTCGAAGCCTTGGCGCGAGCCCTTGACGCTCAGCCAGAGATACTCGAACAAGTCTGGCAAGCCTGGGACGCTCAACAGATCAAAGCTGGCTGGTCAGAGAGACACCGGGACCAGGCGCGGTACTGGCTCGATGCGGTGGTGATCGGGGGGCTACCAACAGACTGAAGGCCCGGTGCGACTCATGAAAACTAACTAAACAGGCTTTATGAGTTTTATATGTCAGTGTGAGATTGTTCACACTGGCATTTTTTCGTTCCTGGAGGGAAGGATGAAACGAGTACTCGCAGCAGTTCTGGGGGCAAGTCTCCTACTGGCAGGATGTGGGCAATCCAGCACACCTGCCGCTACGTCGACCACCGGTCCATACGCCGATGGGGTGGATCACAGCTGGACCGCCTCGATCGCCGAAGGTCAGCGCATCTACAGCGCTCTGTCGCAGGGGTTGAAGTCCCAAGACTTCAACATCGGCCTGTCCATCACTGCCACCAACGGCTACGGCCCGATCGAACTCAACACCAGCAACGGGGAGTATCTCGCAGGAGACGGCCACCCGATCACCCTGAACGGCCAGGTCTATTCCACTGGGCTCGGGGTGCATGCCAACAGTGAGATCCACATTCACGCGACGAACCTGCAGACGCCCCTCTGCACCCGGTTCCAGGCCGACATCGGCGTGGATGACGAAGTAGGCAACAATGGCAGCGTGGTCTTCCAGGTGTTTGCGGACAACGTGCAGGTGTTCGACTCCGGCGTCATGACCGGAACGAGCGGCACCCAACATATCAACGTACCAATCGGGCACAAGAGTGACTTGCGCCTTGTCGTATCTGACGCTAATGACAACTCTTTCTATGACCATGCCGACTGGGCTGGCGCTACCTTAAGCTGCGCCAAGCCTGTCACTGCTTATCAGCTCCCTACGATCAGCAGCGTGACTGGCAATTATCAGAATCGCAATTACACCGATCAGGGCATCACCTTGTCACCTACCACTGTCACCATGACTGGCAATAACCTGCAGAACGCTACTGTTACTTTTGGAACCTTCGGCGAGGGAACCCAAGTCGAGGTAACTCCGGATGGTACCCAGCTCTCCGTCATTGCCCCACTCGCTCGCAACCTTGTTCCAATGGTTGTCGCCACGCCGTTGGGCAAGGTCAATGCTGGGACGTTCTATGACGGCTACGGCGAGTTCAGAGGGCAAGTGCATTTGCTGAGCCTGGGAGTATTGCCCTATGGACCCGCTGCCGGAGGGGCGGCAGTTACGCTCAAGTTTGTTGGAGACCCGAACTTTTCTGGAGCACCACAGGAGCCTTTCGACGTCTATGACGTCTACTTCGGTGACAAGAAGTCTCCATTTGTCTCCCGGTCTTCCGACGGCACGATGATCGCCATTGCACCTCCAGGGACTGGGCAGGTTGACGTGACCGCCCGTTGCCCCATTTCCTCGTGCTACACCCTGAATGCCGGAATCACAGAAGCTCTGCCTTATACATACGACCGCTGAGAACACAAGAACGCCCCCGCCCGCGCTGAGAAGCGTCTGGGCGGGGGCGTTCATTTGGCGCGAGTTGTCCGTTACCTGGTGCCGCTGATCTTCACCTTGGCACCATCGGCTCGATCTGCTTCCAAGGTGCTCGAGGTGTATCCGGTGACGTAGATCACCCGCTTCTCGGTAACCGGCACCGTACCGAAGTTGCACAGTACGCCAGTCGACTCAGGTGCGCAGCGGGTGTCCTGCAGGCGCAGCTTCGGGCCTTTCAAGTGCACCACGGTGTTGACCGTCCCGGTCTTGCCGGGCAGATAGGTGAGGGTGATGCAGGTAGCCGTCTCAGTCGAGAGGCACGAAGGGGTCTGCGAGACAGTCAGGGTCGCACCACCCGGATCGGGGGGCAACACGACCGGCCCGGCCAGCAAGGTGCAGGACGCCAGGATCAACGGCAGCAGCAGCAGGCGCTTCACTTCACACCCTCCCCGCTCGGCAGTTCCGGCGCGTTGACGACCGGGGGTGTGACCGGGACCGGGAACAGCTCACGGTACACGCTCTCGATCAGGCCCTCGATACTGCCGCTCGCCAGCAGCGGCGCGAGGCTAGCCGCCACAGCGGGCGGCGCGAACTGCTGCACGGCGAAGCGCAGCGTGACGGCGACCACTTCGGCCCGGTCGGCACCCACGAAAACGCCCGCCAGCTGGTTGGCCGCCGGGATCACATCCTTGGCGAGACCCAACAGAGTCACGGCGTTGAGGTTATTTCCGAGCGCCTGCACGTCCGCCTTGAGCTTCGGCAGCCAGGTGTCGACCCAGGTGCCGAGTGCGGCGGACTGGCCGGGAGTGGCGGGGGTGGAGCCGAGGGAAAGTGCACCGGACAGCAGGGTCATGAGGGTCAACATGTCGGGATCCTTTGGAACGGGCGCGGCCTCCACGGGGGCCGGGAGGGAGGCGGGCGCGGGGTCGGCGGCAGGCATAGCCGGAGTGGGCACCACGTTGTCAGGCTGAACAGGCGCGGGCTGACCGGGCAGGAGGATGGTGCTGTCGGCAGAACGAATGCCCCACCCGCCAAGCGCGGCCAGCGCGGCATAGGTTTCGTTCGGGAATGTCGGTAGGCGGAAGTGCGTCGCAGCAGCGTTCCAGATGGCAACGATGATGACTCCGACAACGGCCCAGAACGTCTTGCTCTGCCAGATGGACTTGTACTTGACCATGCGTGTCTCCAGGCATGAGGGCGGCCCGCCTGAACAAGCACGGGCCTGGGTTGGGTTGTCGACCTGCTCAGCTCAGCAGCGGCAGCAGGCGGCGGTAAGTGGCGAGCATCCCGTCGAGGTCGAGCATGGCCGGGCCGTTTACTGCTCGGCGCGTGCCAGAGATGTTGCCCGCCCGCGCCAGCTGGTCGGCACTGCTCATGCGCGTCCAGTACGCGCACGCCGCCAGACAACTCACGCCGATCTGCTCGATCAGCTCCGGAGTGGAGCGCAGCGGCTGGCCGATCAGCTTGCCCGTGTGCTGGTAGTTCACCTCACCGGTGGTCTGGATATACCCGCCGCCCCGATACCGCCAGCCGTCGCCACTCGCTACGTCACCATTCCCGAGCTTTCCCGCGTACACCAGATTGGCGAGTCCTTCGGGGTTGCCCAGGTACGGGCCCGTCGGGTACTTGCCACCGCGCCTCGGGTCGAACTTACTCGGGAATACCGCCATGAGCCGTGCCGTCGTCGTGTAGTACAGCCCTTCGCGCTTCGGGACGATGCCACTCTCGACTTGCAGGTTGGCGAGTAGTGCGGCCACCGAGTGTGGATCAGTAATGCCGAACTGCTCGAGCGCCCAGGTCATCTTGGTGGCGGTCAGTTCGGCCGTCGGGTGTCGGCTATTCGCCGTCACGATCATCTGGCGGGTGATCTTCATGGCGCGTCTCCTGGCTGCCAATCTGGTTGACGCAGGACGATTCGAATTGCGATCAGCGCGATACCGAGCAAGCTCAGCGCGAAGCCGAGCGTCAGTGGCTCGTGCGTGATGCGTATATCTCCCAGGCGCAGGCAAATGCCAGCCGCTGCCCCGAGCATGCCCAGGTAGGCCAGCCAGTGGGCCGTCCTGACCAGCACCAACGCATAGGTCAGCAGCGCGATCACTGTCACGCGCGCCAGGATCCCTGCTTGCCAGTCTCCGATCACGACGCCACTGTAATCGGCCATTACACCCGGGATACTCTGCTGACCCCAGAGCAGCGCGGCCAGGATCAGCGTCGTCAACCCGTGCCAGAAGTTGAAGCGCGGCGGCTGGAGCGGGCTGTGGGCCCGAGTAAAGCGGCGCAGGCGGTCTTCAGACGTGGGGAGGGCTTTGGTTGCCATCGGAATCACCATCCTTCTTGGGTTGCTGAGCGCTGATGAACTTGCCGAGCGGTCCAGTCGCCGCCTGGGCGAGCGCCACCAGGATCGATTTGATGCCCGAATCGCTGCTGACCATGTCCCAGAGCCTCGGCCCGGCGATGCCTCCGAAGGCGGTCAGGAGCGAGATGCCGGTGAAGTTGTGGAGCACTGGCCAGAATCCGGGGATGGTCAGGGCAAGCATGGTACCGACCAGCGTGCCGGTGCCGGTATCGGGCAGGGTGGTCGGCCAGGGCGTCAACGGCAGGCCGCGCCGCTGCTGGGCCTGCCGCTCGCGGGTGCGGGTGAGCAGACTGGCCAGCAGGGCCATGCCTGCGGCGTACAGCACCACCCACAGGTCGAGGCCCTCGAAGATGTTGTGTTGCAAGGTGCACTCCTGTCATGGAAAGAAGGGGGCCGTGAAGTTCTGGATGCGGACGCGGTAGAACTTGCCGCTCAGGGCCTGCCACTTCAAGACCCAGTACCAGGGAATGCCACTTCTCCGAAACGGCATGTCGGGCGTGACGACGGTCAGCGGATACTGGCGACCTCCTTCGAGCTGCACCAGGGCGTAGCCGTTTGGTGGACACGGCGCGCCGGAGAGGGTGGTGGTAGTGATGACCTGTGCGGCGTACATGCCGGGTAGACCGTTCGAACTGGCGATGGCCTGAACCCGGCAGAGTGGGGCGGGTGATGGAGGCGCGGCAGCAGAAGCGGCCCCGAGGATCAGGGCCGCGAGCAGGACATGTTTCATGGGGCTCCAAAAACTAGGAAAGGTTGGCGCTCACTGCACCGATCACTGTTCCGGCTTGATATCGGGCAGCGTGCCAAGCGTTGTGCTCGAGCACCTCCTGCGCGTACTTAGCAACGGCTGCTGAGGCGTCCATACCACCCAGCGTGGTATTAGCGGTGGCACCACTCCCGACGACGGTGTCGGTGCCACCCACGTCGTATGCATTGTTGTAGTTGTAGCCGTCTCCAGGGTTCTTGTTCCTCGAACCGGGCCGGTCCCAGCACATGCTCTGGTTGTCGTGTAAATAGGTCCGCTTCACGGTGCCGCCTGAGTAGGCATTCACATAGATGCCTACGTTGGTTCCACGGTTCACGGTGCCGTCTGGGTACTGACCTGAGCAGACCACCTTGTTGAACGACACCTCCTGATCGTTGCCGTTCCCGACGCCAATCCCAGCGTTACCAGTGGCCAGCAGCAGGTTCTGAGTGATGAGGCCGTTGCCGTGCTTACTGTCGTCACTATCCGGCTGCGCACCGTCGCTGATGATTCCGCAGCCAGCGTTGAAGCCTGGGTCGGTGTTCGGGTCGGCCCCCTTGGTGATCGGCCACAGCCCAAAAATGCATAGACGGCGGATGTTGTACTTCCGGGTGCTCAGGCCGCTGCTTACGTAGTTGTTGATCGGATCTTCGATCAGCCCCACACCTGGCTCGGTCAGCACTTCGCCGTCTTCTACGTCATACACCGGGACGCTAAAGCAGTGGTCGGCCTGGAAGGCGTGACCGACTGCCCCACGAACCAGCTGGTAGGTGCCGTTGGCATTGGTCTTCAGGCACTGCATGCCAGTCGCCCGCCACTTTCGCAGAACGATTCGTTGCACGGAGCTCGTGCTCTGGCCGTTCACATACAGCACGAACGACGCGGCCTCGCTGTCCACATATTCCACCGTGATCCCGGCAGGCTTCTGGGCATTGATCAGCTTGCCGTGGCTGCTGTTCGCCACACCCGGGTGCACCCCGAACCCGATCAGGTTGCTGATCAAACCATCCGATCCAGAATTTGCCAGGATCCCATCTCCAGCATGCTTCACCCGGGCATTCGTGACGCTGTAGTTGGTGACGCCGGCCGGGATGATGATGGCGGGAACCGACGGGTCGGCGCTGGCATAGTTGCCGGTGATCGCTTGCCCTTGAGACAGCGTCACTGGGGATTTGTAGGTCCGTGGCTGCTGTGCCGATCCGAGCGTGGCGATGAGTGTCCAGGTCGCCGAGTTGCTGATCCCGAACACTCGGTAGTTCGCCGCTTCACCGTCTGGCAGTGTCTGATCGGTATAAGTGCCGACGCCCACAAAATCGCGCAAATAGAACTCACGCCCGCCGCGCTGCCGCATGACGGCGTACATCACGAAAGCGCTGGTGGTCGGCCAGATCAAGGTGAGGCTGTTCGCATTCACGAGAATCTGAGCTGCCCCTGTCACCACACCTTTCAAGAAGGCGGGGGCGATTTGACCAGACGTACTGACGGTCAGCGCCAGATTCGCGTTTGTGGTGGGCGTGACACCCTCTCCCTGCTGTCGGTACTTCATGGTTGGTGTATCGGTGAAGCCGAGTCGTCCTTTGGCATCGAAACTCGGATAGGTGGGCATCAGCCAACCCTGGGAGCGACCGAAGGCGCAGCGGTGTATGAGCCAAAATCCGTGATGTCGAACTGTCCTCCTGCTGAGGCGATGCCCATACCACCTGCACCGAGCACAGCTGTCTGCGCTCCCCAGATGGTGTAATCGGTGGGCTCAGGATCATTCACTTTGAAAATGCGGGCGCCAATGAATGAACCTGCGAAATCAAGCAGGCAGCGGTAGCCGACGCCATTCACGAGGGTTGGATCGGCAACCTGCCCAGGTCCGCCCAGCAGCGCATCATTGCAATCCACCCAGACGCCAGAGCCATTGAAGTACCCGATTGAGAACCCACGCAAAGCGGCATTGGAGTTGTACCGGAACCGGACGCCTACGGCGACTGGAGCCGCTGCCGTGCCAGACACACGCCCGAGCACATAGGCATCGGACAAATTGCCGTCGTTTTTGATGACGACCACCTGCAGGCCACCGTCTGGCGCGGTGCCTGTCGCCACGTTGGTCACGGCCGCCAGACCGTTACTGGCCTTGAATTCGAGGAGACCACCGCTCGGCGAGTGCTGTGTGTTGCTGTCTCCATAGCTGATATTGTCCATCGGATTCCAGGGCTGAGCCCATTTCGTCGTCGGGATGGCGGCGAGATTTCCATACTGTCCCGCACTGCCACCGATGATGATCTTGTCCTGGACGGTCACTGCTGGGGTCGCACTGGTGTCTCCGAATCGCACGTTGAACGGCGAGTTGTTCGGAAGCAGGGTTGTGGCGCTCATGACCCTGGCGGGCTCATAGTAGACCTTGAAAACCGTTTCCTTGTACGTCGTGCTGTAGGCATCGGAATCAGGGTTGTAGTACGCCACATTCACGTCGCTCGGTGTGGTTTTCTGCTTGAGGACCATCGCGTACTTCACAGTCAGGCCAGACATGCCGATGATGTCAAAGCCGGTGAGCTTGCGATATGTGCCGTCCGCCATCTTGAGGAACTTGGGCGTACCGTAGAACCGGCTGACCATTGAGGGATCGAGGTCGCGGACAACACCGGGGCCAGACAAGTAGACGAGACAGCCGTTGGTACCGCCTGTCAGCCCAGTGGTGATGGCGGGGTCAGCGGCTGCTGCACCGGCCGCTGCAAGGATCTCCATCTTGCTGCCATCGAACGCAAACACCGCCGGGCTGGTGTGGGCGGCCGTGACCCGGTAGGTGCTGCCACCCTGCGTGAAGGTGTCGCTGATCGCGTAAACGGTTGTTGCCGCCCAGGCCCCGCGTGGATTCAGGCCGGCCAGAGTAAAGTCCATCGGGGCGGTGCCATCGTCGTAAGCCACCCGCAGCGTGTTCGCGTTCGGCCTGCTGAGAGCCAGCCCCCGGCCTGGCTTGCCGCGCCCAACGTTACTGCTGCCGGTCATCCGAACACCTGCAGCAGCACGTCCCCAGCGCTGGCGACGGCAAGATACTGCTGACCCTCGAGAGCGAAGAGCTGACTTCCCGGCACCTCGTCGGGGGCCGTGCCGTCCACCAGACCGACCGTACCGCTGGCAATGCCGACCTTGACGCTGCTGTCTCCGGCCTTCACCGTGACGTTCGCCGAGAGACTGATCACGTTCACGAAGGTCGCGCCCGCAGGCATCTGGATGGCCGTCTGACCATCGGGCGCGCTCAAGCGGATGTTGTACCCGCCCAGCGAGATGCAGGGCACCGGCCGGGCGTTGCCTTCGAGGCGGTACGTCAATTTCTTCAGGGGTGCCATGTTGAACCTCCGGAGGGAACCCCGCTTCGGCGGGGTTGAGTGGGCTATCAGTTTTCGAGGCGGCGGACGCTCATCTTGGTGGTGATGGTGGTGGCATCTCCATAAACCTGTGTTCCTGCGCTGCTGTACGCCCAGACTTCGATCGTGTCGCCAGCGGTCAGTTCCAGCACATCGGTGTTGGTCAGGGCGATCGAGCCGGTCACGATGCCATCCTCACCGACTTTCATCGACTCCACGTTGTTTCGCCGGACGGCCGCATTGACGCTGGTCCCGTTCGACCCGACGAACACTACGGTTACGGCAATCAAATAGAGCCCTGTTGCTTTCACGGTGTAGACACTTGGCTTCATCGCTTCGGGCCGGACATCGTCCCCACCGGTACTGATCACCCGATCCATGTTCACCCGCGTCCAGGTGGTCGCTGAGATGTTCTGCAGGGTGTTCTGGGCCGCCACGGCCAACAGCGGCTGGTATTCCAGCTCCCCATCCGGCCCGGTGACGTCCCGGACCACAGTCTTCGGCCCGACCGTGACCACCGCTCGGTCAAAGGCACCGGTGGCCGAACCGTTGCGGATCTTGTTGCGGTCGCTGATGCCCTGCTCTCGCACCGCCACGTCCTGGTGCGTGCGAGTGCCGGTGATCTCGTGAGCTCCGACCTCTACCTCGCAGTCGAAGCTATCCACAATCAGGATGTTTGCGTAGCCATAGCCGGGGCCGACCTCCCCGGTGGTCTGGTTGGGATCGTTGATCCGGTTGTTGTTGGTGTAGGTGTTCTCGTGGATGATGCACTTGCGGGTCTGGTAGAGGTAGATCGCCCACTTGCCGCACTGATAGAAGTGTCCGGCGATCTGGTGCAGGCTGCCGCCCTCGATCAGCACCGCTCCACCGGTCAATACGCCGTCGTAGCTCCCATCGAAGCGGCAATCGGCCAGGACCTGCATGCTCACCGCATTCGGGGTGCACCAGATGGCGCACTTGTCCCAGCTCGGCACGAAGTCAGTGCCGGCCACCGAGAGGTTCACCGTCTCGTTTTTAAGGCCGAACTCGCGCCGCGGCGCCCAGATGTAGTTGCTGCCGGTGATGCGCGAGTCGCTGTGCTGCATGACCACCGAGCCGGACTTGCACCAGATGTTGGTCAGGCGGGTCATGAAGCAGACGGCGTTGCCGCTGGCCAGACAGGCGATGCCTGACAGGCCCTTCCGGTCGAGGTTGTCGGTCGTGAAGACGTGAACGTCCTCGATCACCGCGTGGATGGTGTCCCAGAGCGTAATTTCCCAGGTGGCAGTGGGATGGATCTGGCGCTCCAGATCCATCCGGCGGATCTTGACCCCGAACGTCCCTTCGTCGAGCACCTTCTTTCCCTGATCATCGTTCGGGAGGGCCGCTTTCGGCAAGGTTTCGAAGAACGGCACGTCGGTGGTGGCCCGCAGCACCGTTGCTTCCCCGGAGCCATAGACGTCCGTCTTGGCTCCCACGATGACCTTGTGGGCCCACAGGTAGATGCCCGGGAGGATGAACACCTGCCCGCCCACGTTGATAGCCATCTGCAACGCGTCGCTGTTGACCGTCCCGCTGGCCGCTGGGCTCATGCCCGCCCAGGCCGCCAGCACTGGCCCGGCATACAAACGAATCGCATAGAGGTTGTTCTGCTCCAGGTGGTACACCGTACAGCCGTTGGCCGTGCCCGTATCGCGGATGGCGAACACGCCGCCGAGAATCGCCTGCTGCACCACCACCGTGTCGCCGGAAGCCAGCCCGTCGATGCCATCGAGCAGCGTTTCCATGGTGTCGACCGTCAGCCGGTTGCGGATCCGGGCCACATCGTCCGCGCTGGCCAGCTTGTCGCTGCGCGCCGTGACCGCGTTCCCGTTCCAGGTGACGTACTGAGTGCCCACTCGGTACTGGCCGGCCACCTTCCCCGCAAGTTCACCCTCAGCAGAAACAGCCCCGGCCAAGTTCGAGAGTTGGAAGGCGTCACTGGCGGCTTTCTGAGCGGCCGTCGTGGCAGCGGCGACTGGTGCGAGGCCGGCCGCGATCTGACCGGGCAGAGCATCGGCGCTCGTCTTCGCCCGGTTCGCCTGATCGAAAGCGAACTGTGTGGCGTCGGCCAGCACCTGTACAGCCTGGCCGGTGACGACCGGAACGCTACCGGCCATGTTTAGAACTCGTTGGCTGCGTCATAACTCAAGACCTCCGTCTGATAGGTGAATGTGCGGCCGGCGGCCTGGGTCGTCAGGGTGCCCGGCGTGTTCGAGACGCCACCGAGCGTTGAGTAGGTGCCGTCCTCATTGCGGATCAGCAACCCGAGCGGGTAGTCGCCCGCGTTCATCTCGATCGGGAATCGGGTCGGGCGCACATCGTCGTCCGAGAGCCGCCAGAGGTTGTCGAGCAGTTCGAGGGTGTAGGTCAGTGTGCGGTTGAGCCCTGCCCGCCCCCGGTCTGGCGGTGGCCGCCCCTTGACGCCCAGCACGGTCACGTACCGTGCCCCCACGTAGTACCGGGTGCAGGCCCGCATGCGGGCCTCCCAGGCATTCGCGGACACCCCACAGCTGCTCGGGTCGGTGCCGCTGATGATCAGCTGCACCTGCATCGTCGCGCTGCTGACCGCCTCCTGGCCGTTCTCAATCTCGCCTTCCTTCCAGCGTTGCCCTCCGTAGGTGCGCTTGATGTCCAGTTCGAAGTCGACCTGCGGATCGCTGGCGTTGGCAATCGCCGGGTACCCGCCCGGGGCTGGGTTCTGCACGATGGGGTACAGCGAACCTTTGGCGAAGACAGCGTTTTCGATAAGTCACCTCCTCTAATTGCTGCTGCTCACCAGCACAGCGCCCAGGGCCGAGATCTTGTCGCGGTCCTTAATCAGTGCCCAGGCCGCCGTGACCGCCGGATCGTCCCGCTGACCGAGCTTGACGAGTGTCTGTTCTGTGCCCGCCGGTGTCACCACGTACTCGTAGCTGGCCGGCAGTGTCACCAGGTCGAGCGGTGCCCTGGCCTTGCTGCGCCGCTGCAGATCGACGTAGGCCACCGGCTCGATCCAGCCGGGCACGCTCACCACGGCAGCGGCCACCACCGGCAGGCGCAGCACAGCCGCCGCCAGCGGAGCGCTGAACGCTTCGCTGACGTACAGCAGGGCCGCGGCCCTGATCACCACGTTGGCCGTGTAGTCGGTCACGGTGGCCTGGATGGTCAGCGTCCAGGCTTTCGAACCAGCGCTCTGCCGCAGGGCGTCCCGCACCTCGTCGGGCAGCAGGAAGTACCCGTTGTTCCCGGCTGGCGAGACGACCCTGAAGCTGGCCTGCCCGTCCGAAATGATGATCCGGGTAAGCGCCAGGTTCTCGGCCGCGAACTCCACACCGATCGGGATCTCGCCCCCTTGAGCCGGATACGTCAGTTGCATCTGAACGCCCAGCCAGCCGTGATTGGCGGAGTCGGGAATCAAGGTCAGAGCGCTGCTCCGGTCTCCGTCGTATAGAGCCTTCTCGTCGCCACTGGTGGTGTAGTCACCGATCTGCCCTCCACTGCTGACGATGGTGACAGTCGGGCTGAGTTCCACTCCCGTTTCCACAGCGCGCCGGAAGTTGGCACTGTCGAGGATCACTCCCAGGGTGGTGACGCTCACCCCGTAGTCGGGCGGTGACACGCCACTGATCACCGGGATCGGGCAGGCCAGCAGCTCGGAGGCCACTGCGCTCTGCGCGTTCTGCACTGTGTTCGGCGTCTGCCCACGGATGATCGGCGTGGCCGAGTAGGTCATCAGCGTGCCGGTCATGGGACGCGGCCACAGGAGACGCAGGTGCGTCACCAGTTCCTCGGCGCTGACGTCCTGCCACTCGGTCTTCACCCCTTCGGTGGCCTCGTCGATCAGCAGGGGCGTGCGGCTTACCGGGCCGAACACCACCTGCCGATCAGCGTTCACCCGCACCGCTGCGTTCTCCAGTCGCCCGGCCAGTGTCTTAAGCACCGCGTCCGCATGCTGGTAGTTCGGAGCCAGCGCCCCCGAGGTGACGCCGCTGCTGAAGGCCGGGAACACCGGAACAGGATCGAGCAAGTTACCGAGCTGATCAGTGGCCTTCAAGTCGGTCAGCAGCTGCTGCACCTGACGGTACAGGTCAGCCGAAGCCAGCAGCGTCCTGACCTCGACCTCGCCGAGCCGCTTCATCAGCCCCACGATCTTGTAGCTGCCACTGGGGCTGTACCGGCTCTTGCTCTGGGTAACGATGCCCGCGAAGAGGTTGCGCCAGGTCGTGCCATCGTCGCTCTGCTGGATCTCCAGCAGCTCACGTGGGTGCAGATCCACGTCGCCGTTGAAGGTGGCCTCGGTGCAGTCGCCGTTGCCGTCCCGCTTGGCAATGAAGCTGCCGTCGACGCGCAGCAGGTTGACCGGATAGGCCGCCCGGAAGGTACCGCGCGGGTCACTGATTCTGAATCTCCACATGGTTCACCTCCCGCTGAGCGTGCCGAGTCCGCTGCTGCTGCCACCGCGCGCCATGGCATCCAGCCGGGCTTCGAGCCGCGCCACAGTGCCGTCAAACCGCACCGTGCTGCCGTCGAATCGTCTGGTCGAGATGTCGTAGAGCTGGGCCGCTGAGACCTGCAGGTTGCCTGCCGCCAGGTGCTGCTGGGCTGACTCGATCAGCCCGGTCGGCACAGCGAACCCGACGCTGCTGGGCGTGCTGCCGAACGTACTGGAAGAGGCATTGCTGCCGCTGCTGTTGCTGTCTGCGTTGCTGCCGTACCCGGGCAGGCTCGGGGCGATGGCCTGATAACTGCTGGTCACACGGCCTTCCTCTGACCGAATATTGGCCAGATCAGCCGTGGTGTCCTTGCCGGCCGCGCTGTCATCAGCAAACTGCTGGATGTACTTGCTGAGGTTCGACTTCGCAATGATGGCCCGCAGCGCGTACGTCTGGATCAGCTTGTTCATCTGCTTGTCGAGCGCATCACCCACGCCGCTGAAGTCGGCGTTGTCGGTGGCATCGATCAGCACGCTTTCAAGCGTCCCGTTGATGCTCTGGGCGAAGTCGCTGAAGATGTTCGAGGCCTTCACCAGCGCATCTGAAGCGGCCTTGTCGAGTGTCTCGGGTGCACCTCCAAATAGTGACCAGCCGAGCCGCTGCCAGAAGCCCGCGTTGGCCTTCGTGGTCAAGGCCTCGGAATCCTGCTTCAGCCGGTCGTAGTAAGGGTTGGCGATGTTGCCGTAGGTCTTGCTGCCCATCGCCTGCTGCTCGGCCGAGGCCTGCTCGAGCGTGTTCTTCTTCCACAGCTGGTAGCCCGGGTCGAGGGCCATGATCGCGTCGCCCAGACTGAGCACAGCCCCGATGGTGGACTCGACCCCACCCACAATGTCGCCGGAGGCGAACTTGCCGAAGGCATCGATACCGCTGTTGACCGTGTTGAACAGACTGCTGATCCCCTGCTGCTGTTCGGAACTGGCCCCAAACGCCGAGAAGATCGAACTGAGCACCTGTTGGACGCCCTGCACATCCGACTTGAACTTCTCCAGTTCGGAGTGCTGGAGGTTGATTCGGTCGCTCACTCCCTTCTCGCTGAGAGCTGTCAGGGTGGCCTGCAGCTGGGCGTACGCCGTCGCCTCGTCTTGATGGTCGGCTACCGCGTCCGAGTAGGCCGCGAAGGCGGCAATCTTGGCGAGCTGCTGCCGCTGGGCGAGGTAGGCCCGTTCGCTGATCAACCCCTGGTTGTGCCGCTCTTCCAGGCTGTTGCTCTGACTGCCCGCTTGAATGTCGCGGATGCTCCGGGCGCTTTGGGTGGCGTCCTTCTGCTTGCTGTCAATCTCGGCCAGGATCAACGGCAAGCGCACGAGGTCTTTCAGGCCCCGTGCCCGCGCCGCTTGGTTCTGTAGCTCCTCTATGGTGTTGAGCTTGAGCCCATCGGTGTAGACCTTCTGAGCCTCTGTGACCTGGAAGGCCGCATAAGCCTTGTCCCGCTCGGTCGGGTCGTTCAGGCGGGCCTCGACACCAGGATCCACCCAGGATGTGCCGTCCGGGTTCAGCTTGGGCTTCACCCGAGTCGGAAGCGGCGCGGCCTCTCCGGACGCCGTGGGCATACCGTTGCCTTGCCTGCGGTTGTTCAGGCCCACCGTGTCCGATGGGTCAAGCTGGCCCCGGCCGAGAGAAGGCTCAGCCAGTGGGAAGTCGAGCGCCTGCTGAATGCGGTCAAGCCGCACCTGCTCAGCTGTGGCTCTCTGCTCTGCCCCATCCACCCAGGCCGTGACCGCCTCCCGTCCGGCATCGCCGAGCGAGCCGGTCACGACTGAGTCAGTCCCGAAGCCCTCGGTCATCTTGAGAATGGCTTTCCGCAGAGGATCACTGGTGCTCGGGTCTTCGATCTTGGTCTGAATGGCCGCCAGCTGCTCGTCGATACTGCCGTCGAGGTTGCCCAGGAACTCTTGGGCCTGCTGTTCGGTGGCCTGATCACCCGTCAGCCCACTGAGGGCCGCCCGGAGCTTGTCCACCGACTCAGCCGACGCCTCACCCCGCGCCGCCGAGTCCATCAGGCCGGAGAGCACACCGGTCAGCAGATCAATGGCCGGTCCGCGCTGCCCAACGCTGTTCAAGCTGTCAGCCACTGCCAGGGCGCTGTCTGCGGCCTCGCTGTTGCCGCTGACCATGCCCTGCAGGCGCTGAGCCGTGAGGTAGGCCGCCTGCCCCTGTCCGATCAGCGCGAAGGTGGCCGCCCTGGCGCCCGCGACGTGCTTCTCGGTGGTCAGGCCAAGCTTACCCGTCTCGACCCCCAACAGATTGAACTGGTGAGTCAGCTCCTGCTGGGTGGCCGCGTCGAGGGTGCCGGCCGCCACGTGCTCACGCAGCTTGTCGGCCAGGGTCGAGTAGGCATCGCGCTGCTTGACCACAGCATCGGTCTGTTTCTGAGTCGCCGTATCCACCGGCTCGGTGTCCCGGGCCGCTGCGAGGGCAGCGTCCCGCTTCTGCTTGGCGAGGATCAGTCGCCCATCCTTCAACTGGGCCGGGCCGCTGTCGGCCTCGGCTTTGTCGATCTTGTATTGGGCCTGCGCGATGGCCTCTGCACCTTTTTGGAGGTCGGAAGCAAAGCGCTTCTGCACCGCAAGTTGCTTGGAGACGTTGTCGCCAGCGTCTTTCACAGCGGCGTCACGCATCCGCTTCAACTCGTCGTAGTGCCCCTGCGCTTTCTGGACGTCTTGAGTTCGGAGCGCTTGAGTGATGCCTTGCGACTCCTTTAAGGCCTTGTCCCGCTCTGCTTGGGCCTTTTTCTCGTCTTGATCCGCTTGGGCCTGATTCTGCTTCCGCGCCGTATAGGCCGCCTGTTCCAGTTCGACGACAGAAGCACGGGCCTTGCTGTCCTTGACATAGGCCGCCAGGGCAGCGTCTGCACTGGCTTTCCGGGTCGCATCTCCGCTCTTCTGTGCGGCCTCCTGATCTTTGATCAGCTTCAGGGCATCGTCGCCGTACTTTCGGATCTCCGAAGTATTGGCGATGTACTGACCGCTATTTGATTTGGTCTGTGTGCCCTGCACCGACTGCACCGCGCGTGCATTGCTAAACGAGGCGTCAGAGTATCGCTTGAGCGCCGAGGTAGCCGCGTCCAGGGCTTTCGGATCGCTCTTCTCTCTGGCCCTGTCCACTGCTGCCACAAGACGCTGAGCGGCGCCGATCTGCTCGGCCGTGATCGGTCTGAGGTCGTCTACCGCCTTCTTCGCATCATCTCGAATGCTCTGCCAGAGTTCCTTGTGAGCTTTCTTGAAGGCGTTGATCGCCTTGATCGTCGCCACACTGTGATCACCAGCAGCGTAGGCGTCGAACAGCTTCTGGCCCATCGCCCGCATCTCGGCCTCGGTAGTGCCACTACCGGATGTTCCGGTGCCATACCCAAAATCTGCAAAGTAGTTGGCACGATGTGCCTGAAATTGAGGCGACTTCACCGCCTCGCCGCGATCAATCACGCCGTCGTGGTTGCTGTCCCACACAGCATTGTCGGCATATGCCTTAGACCCACGCTTGTACCCGCTTCCTGTGACTGAACTGTAGAGGTCGCCCAGGCCAGCGCCAGGCTTGAAATCAGAGCGGGCCCGGAAGTACTTGACTACGTACTCCATCTGCTGCTCAAAGGTCATCCCAGCGAGTGCGGTGGTCGTTGTACCCAGCCCTTTCGCTGTGCCGTCCATGAACTGAATCAAGCCCGTAGCGCTGCTCTTAGGGTTCCTGGCAGCAGGATCAAACGTACCACCAGTTTCAAAGCTGATGATGGCCGCCAAGTCGTTCGGGTTTACGCCCAATTCCTGCGCCGCCCGGAGAATGGCCGACCCTTTCTCCGGCGTGAACCCCCGGCTCGGCGTACCTGCTGCAGCCTGCTGTGCCGGGTTGAGTGGCCCGATGAACTGGCTCCCGCCTGGTTGCTGCGTCTGCTGCAACCTGAACTTCTCCAGTTCTCGAACATAGCTCGTGTAGCGGCCTTGCTCATCACTGGCAAGACCACCGTTCTGAGCTTTGTCACTCAGATACTTGATGTTATCCACCAGCATCTTGATCCGCGCTTGGTCTTTCTCTCCAAACTTGGTCAAGTCAATACCACTGATGCCAACAAAACTGCGCAATTCCTCGCTCACGCCTCGGAGATTGTCAGCCCAGTCTTTTGCGCCGTGTGCCGCTTTGGTCAGGAAGTCCAGAACGATGTTGTAGGCGGGGGCGCTGGACTCACCGAAGCTCTGGGCCGCCGCTGTCCAGGCGTTCTTGAGTTCGACGGTACGGTCGACACTGTTCTGGGTCGCCTTCTCAACACGATCCTGAAGGGCCGCTGCATTTTTCGTGCTGTCTGAGGAAGCGTCAAGCGCCACTTTCAGCAGGTTGTGGCCGACCGTCAGCTGGTCGACGAGGCGAATATCGCGCACGTTCTTCAGCCCCAAGCTGTCCAGGGTGGCCGTCATATCCTCGCCACTCTCGTGGGCACGGGCCAACCCGTCAGCGAGCATCTGGAACGCCTGCCCAGGGTGGTTCCTGACCAGATCCTTGAATTGCCCGGCGGTGATGCCCATAACCCGGCTAAACGCTTCGGCCCGCACGCTCACCTGACCGTTGAACAGGTTCGCCAATTCATCGGCCGAGATGCCCGCGGCGCCGGCCATGTCGGTGAGCGCCTTCTGGTTGCCGCCCGCCGCACGGTTCATTGCCATGAGCACACGAATCACCGCGCCGCCGCCCGCTTCCGCGTTCGCGCCAAGGCCGGAGAGCGCACCCGAAACACCGATGATGTCTTTCCGGCTAAGGTTCAGCACCACCGAGCCCGACGCCATGTACTTCGTCAGGTTCAGCACGCTGTTGATCGAACCGGGAGTCACAGTGTCCACGGCAGCCAGCGTCGCCACGACCTCTTTCATGTCGGCATTGAAGGTCTTCGCCGTGCTGCCGGTCTCGTTCAGAAATTTGGCGAGATCTTCCGACATCTGGCCCATGTCCTGGAAGCTCTTGTTGTTCGTGCGGGTCGCCACGCCCAGCTCGGCGATGGACTTCGTGAAGTCCTGAATGTTAGGCACGCCCTGCACGCCCATGAGGACGGCATTGCGAGCAATGCCAGTCAGCTGCTCGGTGGTGACCGGCAGCTCGGTGCTGAGCTTCTGAAAGCTGTCGCCCAGCGCCTGCATGTCCTGACCACTGAGGTCCTGAGCCACGCTGGAAATACCCTGCAAGCCCTGCTCGAAGGCACCGAACGCCTGCGAGGTCTCGACGAACGTCTTGCCCAGAGCGAAGACCGCGAGCCCGGCCGCGCCCAGGGCGATGCCCATCACGCCGGAGGTGCTGGCGATCTGCTGGAAAGCCGAGGCAGCACCGAGGCTCTGCCCGATCAGGCCCGGCATGAACATGCTGAGCTGCTGAGCCCCACTCAGGGCGTTCTGGAAATTGCCGCTGATGCCAAGCCGGTTCACGCCCCCGGCGAGCGTGTTCTGTTCGCGCGCCAGGCGCGCTTCCATATCGGCCATCGCCTTGAGCTGCGTGGTGGTGGCCTCGCCACTCGATTTCAGCTGGGTCAGAGCCTGCGAGACACCGGTGATGCTCCGCTGATACGCCAGGGCGGCGTCACGCTGCTCCCGCCAGGTCGTGGCCTCACCGCTGGCCTTATCGAACTGAGCGCGGGTCTGGGCATAGGTCAGTCGAATCCCGTCGAGGGCCTGCCGGGTCCGCTCGGCGCCAGCCGTGAATGCGGACGCACTGGCCTTCGCAGCATCGGTGATCGCTTGATTTGCGGCCTTCTCTGCAGCGACACGCTGGGCCGAGAGCTGCATGTTCAGGGCCATCGTGGCGCGGTAGTTCCGCATCTTCTCGGCTTCGACCTGGGCGGCCTGGGTCATGCCTTCCCGCTCGAGGCGCATGTTGAGCAGCAGGTTGCCCCGGTACTCGTTCATGCGCTGGGATTCCAGGCGCGAGTTCAAGCTCAAGGTGTTGCGGTAGTTCGTCGCATCGTTGATGCGTGCTCTGGCCGCACCGCTCTCTGCCGCCGCATTCTCCTGCGAGGCCCGGCGCTGCCCACTGAGAGCAGCCGTGAGCTGATTAATGGCCGTGATCTGCTCGCGCGTGGCGAGAGTGCTGGCCTCGATGGCCGCCTGTTGTGCCTGACCGAAGCCCACATCAGCCTTGAAGCCGCTCTGGATCTGCTTGAGCTGGGCCAGCTCATTTCTGAACATCTGGAGGTCGGACAGACCAGCAACTTTCGCCTGCAAAAGGTATGAGACCGTCATGTCGGACATGGATTCACCTCCCGCGTTCCATGAAAAAACCCCAGGCAACTGCGCTGGGGCGGGTGGATTGAAAAGCTACTCAAGGGCCAGGGTGGATGCTTCATAGAAACTCCAATGACGAAGCCCCAGACATCGCTGCTGGGGCTTTCAAATGGTTCCGTTACCTGTTTCTGCATGTCATTTCTTGAGCGGCGTTAATGTCCAAATCCAGTCTGTGTAATCAGAGTGTTTCACAGCATGACACTCGAAAAACGCGCCGTCAGCAAATTCCAGAGATTTGGATCTCGATCTCTTGGGTATGAGGTAGCCGTGGCGGGCTTCAATGTGCAGAATCATCGGGATGTAACGCTGATCAATCTTGACATTACCTGTGACGCCACGAAGTCTGAACACTTCAGTTTGTCCCTCTTGCATGACCTCAATCCTTGCTTTCGTCTTCGGGTCAAGGTCGGTCATGCCCAAGCATAAGCCCCGGCGAACCGGGGCGACTCTCAATCTGCAGCTTGCTGATCAGGCGGGCTGAACTTGTCAGGCATGAACTCCCAGGGTAAGCGAGCACTCTTGGACAAATTGCAAAATGCGCAAGATAAAACAAGATTTTCTGGGAAGTTACTGCCACCTTTTGCTAAAGGAATAAAGTGATCAACGTGCCAACTTACACCCCGGCTTATCTTGCATTCACAGTAAAAACATTTAGCGTTTTGTCGTCTGAAAAGCTCATTAACGTCTTTGTTGTTAAATTCTCCCGGAGCCTGAAGTCGCTTAGCTTTTGATTTGGCATTTTGAGCACGGGAGGCACCTGGATTTTTAGCTCTCCATTTCCTTGCGTATTCACTAGCCTTATCTCTAAATAATGGGTCAGTAGCCAACTTTTTTGCTCTAAATTTTCTACATCTTTCTAATCCTTGTTCTCTATTGGCTTTCTGATACTGACTCTGCTTAATTTTATGATTAGGATCAGCCTTTCTTTGCTCAACCTGTTTTTTTATATGACTTTTATAATTTGGAGAATTTTTCCTCTTTTCGACCCTCTCTCTTTTTTGTTCTAGGGTTAGACTGGCATAGCGGATTCTTGATCTTTCTCTGTGACTTTCTCTTCTACTACTTGTGGAAGCTGACTGACTTTTCTTCAGCTTCCTCCTATCGTCAGAATAATATTCTCTTTCTGCTGCCTGTTTACATTCGCGGCAGCGAGCATGGAAACTGCCCGATATGCCCTTTCTGGGCACAAAAAACTGATTGTTAAGAGGCATGCACTTGTCACATTTTGTGCAAAATTTCATCCCGGCTGGAGCAATTTGCTCCTTCTTCTTCTCGCGCAAAGCAACACACTGAATACAAGTAATATTTGTACTACTTTTGTAGAATTTTCTACTAGCAGGCTTTTCTATTCCGCATGCTTTGCATACCCTAGGCATCCCGTCCACCTCCTTCTTTGAAGCGCTCCGGCATGAACTCGTGCGGCATGGCGCTGGCCTTGCGCCGGTTGCATTCGGGGCAGGCGATCACGATGTTTGTCGCCCAGTTGGAACCACCTCGGCTGAGCGGCACAAAGTGCTCGACCTGATATTTGTTCCGGCCGCTGAAGAACAGCGGCACCTTGCAGTAATGGCAGAGATGCCCTTGCTTGCCAAGCCGTGCCAGCACGTCGTACTTGTCAAAACTACCGGGGGCGGCCACGGCGATGGCCCTTCTCTTATGGGTCGCCTTCACCTTGTCTCTGAAGCTGTAGCCCTGCATCAGTTCAGCGCCTCGACGGTGATGGTGCGCTCCGGCTGGGCGGGTTCGCCGTGCAACCACTTGCCGAGCATCTCGTGCGCGTAGTAGGCCAGCAGCTTGAGTTGCATCAGGTCTGAGCCCCGGTGTTCGAGGAGTTCCGGCCCGTCCTTGTCGAACTTGAGCAGGGTGTCGAGGATTTTTCGCAGCGCGTCCAGCCGGGGCGGGATGTTCGGGTCAGCGCCGGGCCGATAGCCGTCAGGCAGGTCAATCACGGGCCGGGCCACTGGCACTGGCGGCGCTCCAATGATCAGCCCGAACTCGGTGTCAGGCCGAGCTGGAGTGAGCTGCTGAGGCGCTACGGTGTCAACCACTGGTTGACGTTCGAGAAGAGGTGGCGTGGCCTGTTCCTGAGCCTCCTGGGCCAGCGCCTCAGCCTCAGCCGGACGCTTGCCGATGTTTCCGGTCTGCTGAGTGAAGGTCGCCCCACCGCGCTGAACGGTACGTTCCGTGGGCGCATCTATAACATTGTTAGAGATAAGCTCCTTCCGCAACCGCCCTACCGTCATCGCCGAAACGTTTGCCCTTCGGGCTATCTCAGCGTCTACCCATCCTCCCCACTCCTGATCTTTCAGCAGCGTCTCGACGGCGCGGCGCTTGTCGGCATTGGTGCGCCGCAGCCCGTGGCTGGCATTGGCCCCGACAGCGAAGAGGATGGCGTCCCGTTTCGTGCCCTCCCGCACGTCAGCCTCAACTTCCCGGATGCTCAGGTTCTTATACGCCTTGAGCCGGTGAAAGCCGTCAGCGAGCCACAAGGTCGAGTCTTCCTGAAAGACCGCCAGGGCCGGGAGAGTGCCGCCCTCTTTCACCACCTCCTGATAGTCCTTGAGCACGTCTTCGTTGTAGGGGCCGACGCGCATCTGTGTGCCGCCGTCCGTTCTGATCAGGTCAGTTCTGAGTTTCATTGGGCAGTGCCTCCGGGCTGAAGTCAAAGCGGAAGAGGGGCACGCGCAGGTCTTCTTCCTGCTCGGTGCCGTGGTAGCGGGAGACGTTCAGGTACAGCCGGGCACGTTTGCTGCGCGTGCTGAGGTCTTTGACGGTGCGGGCGTACTTGCGGGTGGCCTCGACGTGATTCAAGAGCCGCCACTTCTCGTTGCGCTGGAAGAAGGTGACGTGCAAGCCGAACACGTCGAAAATCACGAACTCGGCGCGGTTCATGGCGCGGCGGGCAGCGGTAGTCGAGATGCCGAGGTGGCTGGCGAGCGTGTCGGGGTCGAGGCCGTTCTGAAGGCCGCGCTGTTCGAGCAGTTCCAGTGCAGTCAGCCAGCGGGTGCTGCGCTTCTGCTGGCTGACTCTCAGGCCTTTGACCGTTTCAGTGAGCTGCTTGTCGCGCATTAGGGTCATGACTTTTCCGATGGAGATCAGGGCGTGCGGGTTGAACAGAACGAGGCGGCGGCCACGGCGCTGCGGGAGCAGATCGTCACTCTTGGGCATGGTGTTCTCCGAAGGTCAGCGCCCGCTGGTGAGAGCGGGCACCGAAGAGGCGATTACTCAGGCTGCGAGGGGGTGAAGGACTTGAACCTCCTCCAGATCAGGCAGCGGGGCCAGCCAGCCCAGCGCACGCAAGGCCGCGTACCCGGTGGGCGTGTGATCGACCCGGAAGGTGGCGACATACTCAGTGCCCCCTTCCTCCTGCTGAATCGCTACTCGGATGGGGAAGCGAGTGAACTGGTCACGGGGAAGATCGGCAGCGTCAACGAAGTTCACGGTCACTTCCCCGGTGAACTGGCCGGAGCACCGCTGCCCTGTGCGCCCGACATATTTCAGAGCGAGCCCACCGTCTGTCCAGTTGGCCTCAGTGATGCTCGGCAGGCACATCAGGTACTTGTCGAAGCGGGCCTCCTCGCTGTCGGGGTCGCCGCCATAGAGGCCGAGCCAGACTGTGGCCTGCCAGATCAGGTGCGGTGAGGGAATGGAGTAGAGGGGGCCTCCGTTCTGCCAATCAGTGAGTAACACGCCGTCAGGGGACATGGAGGTGCCGTCGCGGGCCGTGACCGTCAGCACCTCCCCGCTTTCGAGCGTGAGGGTCACAGTGTCCTGTCCTGCCGCCGTCACCCCCTTCACCTGGGGGAGATTGGCCCGGCTCACGCGGCCACCTCTTCCGCGACCTTCTCGACGCTGCCGCCATCCTTCGCCCAGGTGAGCAGCTCGGAGACCTGCTGCATCGTGGCGGGCTTGCCGTCGATCTCGTAGCTCAGGGCTTCCGGCTTGTCGCTCTGCTTGCCCGTGATGGTCAGGGTATAAAAGCGGCTGCTCATCCGCACGCGGTCCATCTCGAACCAGACCATCACGTTAAAGGTCTTGGTGAGGGTGAGCGGCTGTGACGCCTGTGTAACGGGTGCTGCGTATAGTGTCATTCGAACCTCCAGGGGTTCCAAAAAACCCTTCCTCCCCGTCGAAAGTTAGGCGGGGTTTTTTGGTGCCCCTATGTTATCTCCCATTGACAACTGTTGTCAATGGGAGATAACATGAACCGGGTGATACGATGACCGGGATGAATGCCGATGTGCGCGACGCCGTTAAAGCAGTTCTTGAGCAGCGAGGTCTGACTCAGGCTGAGCTAGCACGACGTATTGGGATGGAGCGCCCCAACTTACACAGACTTTTATCTGGAAGAAGTGGACAAGTGCCTGAAGCCTGGCAGAAGATTTTTGACGAGCTGGGTTTACAGTTAATCGCCATTCCATTGAACGGCGACATTGATTTAGCCGCTTACCGTGCTGAGCAGCAGACTATCGATGAAAGTGTTGAATCGCTTTTGTCGGAATTTCCGGTCGATTTGCATAAACAGTTGAGAGGACACTTGCGACGATCTGTGGAAATGGCTCGACGACATGAGAAATCACTTCAAGCTTCAGAAAAATCTGCTGTGCCGAAGCAAGACGCCTGATCTCATGACGTTCGTCGAGGTCTTGCGTTTGGGCGTTACTGGTCATCCGGTAGGTGTCTTTTCATCTACTGAGTGGGTCGCCACGGCCAACGAGCCTGATCGGTACATCAATCTCAGCGCCTCCCAGTCTGTGATCACGATTCTTCAGCAGAACCCAAGCGCCTTTCTTGCTGAACTGCACACTCGCCTTGAACAGCTTGGCTTGAGTGACGCCCCTGAGTTCCCGACCGAGGCTGCTATTCGTATGGGTCTGACGTGGAACTCTGCTCACTGGCAGGAGGGAGCGCTCCGTTGGGTTCAGGACCTGAATTGGGCCGTTCGCTTTCGACCGGAGTTGCTGGTTTTAGAGCGCAGCGGGAGAACGCAGCACATTCGCCACTGGGCAAAGCGCTTGGCGAGGTCCAAGATTTGATTCCCATCATTCCCACCTCCTATGACAAAGCCCCAGCGCATTCGCCTGGGGCTTTTTAGCTTAAACACAAATAATATCGACATCTCTAGCTTTCTAAAGCTATTTTAGTAAATAACTGTCTTCCGATTTCAGTTATGTTAACTCTGTAAGCCGCAAAGGGTTCGGACGGTCTAACTTGTTCAAATACACCCATCAAATAACAAACAGATAGAGCATTGAAAAATATTTCCTCCAGTCCACCTCTTCCTGCCAACTCATCTATGTACGAAGATATCGACTTTCTTAAACTAGGGATATCATTTTCACTAGAAACGATTCTAATGGCAATCTGATTAAATATAGACGCTGTATTGATAGAAGTGACTTTAGGCTCGGGTTCAGGATTTGCTGAATCAGCAACTTTAATATCTATTATCCGATTTGATAACAAATTGTGTATTTTATTAAGTGTTTGATTCTTATCAGAATCTTGCACTAATCTTCTTAGTTCTGAATTCTCTCGACCAAGTCTTACAAGTTCATCAGTTATTTCGGCGCTCGAAGTTGCCGTCGGTCTGACCCAACCATCTCTTGAACTATCACTAAATGCATTACCCAATGCCGTCATAACCATATAAGGTAGCTCAGATTTAGTTTGCCAAAAAGCAATCATTCGATTCTTCGATGATTTTTCTCTGAAAGCCTTTAACTTGGCAACCGCATCGGCACTTGTGTCTGTCGCTGTACCACCAGGCCAAGAAGCCGCTTCATCGAGTTGAAATACGAGACAGGGCACACCCCTTTGAATTGCGTAGTCGTACTCCATCTCGGTGAAGCCTAATCCGGTTTCTTCGTTGATCGATCCATACCGTCGAGCGATCAAGAGAACGTAGTAGTCGCTCGCGTCTATGGTCTTGGTGATGACAGACCACTGGCTAGCGTTGGCAGCACCAAAAGCCTCCATACCTAGAGGAATATGCCCTGCCCGCATGATCGCCTGGATCACTGCGTCACGGTGCTCTTTCAGGTCGTTGTATGTGCTGCTGACGAACACCGTGTATCGCTTGTCCATGTCCTCCCAGCGTACCGCCCTTCGCCCCGGCTCGTCACGGATGTTGTGTGTCTGCATACGAGACTCCCTATAAAAAAGCCCCAGCGCGGTTGCCTGGGACTCCTCTTTGATTTAGCTACTTCTAGCTTCTGGCTTGTCATACCGGCGCCGGGGGAACAGCTAGGGCGTACCTGTAGTAGCAGTGATTGGTGTTGGTCGATACCTAAGAGTTACGAAAGTGACATACGCGATGCCGCAAATAATCAAACTGACAGCTAAGTCTAATAGCAATCCGATTGAACCAATGGCTTTTCCAATATTTACAGCGCTATTTGTATCTAACCATATATATCCACCGTAAAGGGCAACGAGAAATAAAAATCCCACAACTATATAGCAACCTACTTCAACAGACTTGTGAATAATTCTTATTCTATCATTCTTATGTATTTCCATAATTTTATCTGTCGTATCGAAAAAGTTTTTGATAAATCCAATTAATATAATTGGAAAACCAAACAGAAATAAGGTCATCTGTCCAACTATAGATTTATAAAGCATATTATTACACTTAAAAGCAATTGATTTGGGAGAGTCGCTTTCGTGCGTAATAGAGTGATATTTTACATAATTTTCGAAGCAGTTCACATATTTATCTACGGACAAAGACTTTATATTGTATGGATCTAGGTTGGATAAAACTTGCACAAGATAGAGTCCACCTAAGAAAAATAGAATAGCTATTGCTGCTGTAGATAGAAGAATTATCTTTTCCTGTCGCATCAAAGTAAATCTTGCAGTGGTCACGGCTTGAACATAACTCTTTCGTTGGCCCCAGATAATCGAGGATGTCATCCATACCTCTTATTCCCCCAACGCGAACGCCCCCGCATCTCTGCCGGGGGCGTTACCTGTGTTGTGGTCTTTACTTCTGGACGGTCTTCTTTGGCCTGCCCGGACCCTTGGTACTCGTAGCGCGACTGTTCCCGAGCGTCCGACCCTTCTCAAAGCTTGCACCCATCTTCCTTCTCGTCTCGGCGGCTAGTGCCTTGAAGTCCACGAGGCCCGCTTCGATGGCTTCCGATGTCACCTTGATTTTACTATTAGCCCGCGTCGAACTCAGCTCTTTATTGATCTTCGCAAACCACGCTTCAAATTCCGGCGTGCCGTCGATAATCAGGTCTTTGGCGGTGCGGGTATATGTCTCGGTGCTTCCCCGCTTGGTGAACTTCTTAGGCAACTCGAAACGTCCCGGGGTATTTGCTGCATCAATCTCACCTTCACGAACAGCATCTCGTAATCGCTTGATGAAAGTATCGCTACGCTGAGGGTTATGGAGCTTCTTGATCTGATCGCTAAGGGTGATGTATGGCACATAAATATTTAAACACAAATCAAGCAACTTGGGAAGCTAAGGCAGTTTTGAGCGGCGTTCCATAATTATCTTCTCCCATACAGAAACCCCAGCATCTCTACTGGGGTTTATCTCATTTCAACTACTTCCATACCAACATACGCCATCTTTAATCTCTTGGTTTTTTGCGTTTTCGATCCTTCTTTTTCGGTAGGTTCCCAATAGACTCTTCCTGTCTAGTAGCTAATAAAGCTTGTTCATCGCTCTTGGGCTTATTTACTACGACACTATTGAGTAGATATTTTCCATGTACTGCTTTTAGGTATTCAATTGCGCTATCGTCATCACTTACGTATGCCAACCTTTCTGAGTAAAACTGAAGCCGGCTTCTACACTCTTCAATAATTTGGCCCCAGCTCTTTGCCCAAATAATCAAATTGCCTTGATCAGAGAAAACTCCCTCGGGTTTTCCAATCTGCGTGCAGGCTCCTCTTGCAACGTCATCCATCTCATTTGATACGGCCCATACAGACCAAAAAGTATTTACATCCTTAAATCGCTCATCATTTTTAATTGCTGCTCCATAGCTAACTGCTTGGCTCAGAACTTCCATGTCGATTTTTTGCTTGGGTCTTTTAAGTTCAACTATCAAATGATGGCGTTGTTGAGATCTTGCTCTAGGAATTGATCTGGATAACATTAAATCCACTATTCCCCTACTGCCGTCCGATCTCAGCACTTCGTCTAGTTCGTATATCTCGCCCTCATCGTCTCCAGCATCATTTAAGTTGTCACGTTTGAGTAAAGCTATATGTTTTCTAAGAACTTCAGTCAGAGACTGATCATTGACTGTTAAGTGAAATTCCTCGCCAAATATCCATGTCTGCTCTGCTAAAACTTTATGCAACTCTCTCCTCTCTAAGAGAGTTTTCTTGGAATCTTTAGAAAACAAAAGCATTTCTAGCCCGTGCAGAAAATCCAATCTATCTGCCACCAATCTTGAAGCGCTAATTATGGCTGATAAACTAGTTTTATTCAGCAGATTAGATAGTTCTACAACTTTTGCTTCGGGTAAATCAAGTACTTCTTGCACCACTTTTAGTAATTCAGCTGGGCTTTTTTCCAGTGATTGTTTTATAAGTCGCAGCTGAAATGCCTGCGTTTTGAGATCAGACTTTTCAAAACTAGGCAAAAATTCTTTGACATTCATGGAAACTACGTCGAAGACTTGGCGCTCAACTTCTTCAGCGGGGGTCTTTGCCTCGCCTGAATATGGATAAATATCCTCAGATTTCCACTGCTGAACGGCAGTTTGAGCTTTATCCGCAGCACGCTTGCGGAAGTGAGTTCTCACTTCTGTTTTCACGCGCTCAACCACGGGGTCAATCGGAGACTTCAAGCCATCATTTTGCCAAAATAGTTGCGATTTATCATAAAGCTCTCTAACAAAATTAGATTTCACGTACGCCGTATAGCTGAAGTTCGGCGCTGGAATCTTTGGATGGATTTCTTCAAGAGTGAATCCGGCATCATCACATAGATACACCGCCCTTTCAAGATCCATCCCCCATTCAGTAATTGTCAATTTTACATCAATCTTTCTTCCATCATTCAATTCAATATCACTCAAAATATAATCTTTAGACTCTATTTCGTATTCTTTTGGGTCAATGGTCAAACCATCGTATACGACACTTACTTCAGGATATTGACGCAGGTAGGGAGCAAGCCTCCTGGTAATTTGAAGTCGACTTTCAGACGAACGCAACCCTCTGGCTTTCTCGGTTAAATTACTAATTTTAACAGTTGTAGAGGTCTCTTCGGCATTTGTTTCAAGATTGGTAGTCGCGATAGGCCGTTTAATGGCGCTCACATTACTTTCAATCGAAATAGCATATAAAGACGAGCCAACATGATCTCTGGAAACCGTATGCCAGACAACATCAGCTCCTAGGTTGTGGGCTTGGAAACGCCCCTTACCCTCCTTGCCATGCAGCATGCGTTTTTCTTGACGGGTCCGGACTGATGCAGCCTTCCAGGAGCCGCCTAGATTCTCAAATGCCGCCAAATCCCGATTTGAGATTCCGGTACCGTTATCCCAAACCTCAATGGAGTCAAGACCACCAAGCAGATTATTGGCAAATGTGACCTCTACTTCTTGGGCATCAGCATCTAGGCCGTTCCAAATCAACTCACACAACGAAGCGACTGGGGTTTGCCCCCCAGAAATCTTTTGCAGGTGATCATCTTGAACGTTGACTGAGAGCGTGCGCCTGTTCTGCATGTAGGTCTCCAGAGTGCCCCCCAGCCTGAGGCCGGGGGTGATAGCGCACGCTAGCATGCTTAGCTCATCTTGAATCAGAATTATGTTAATAGCGTATCACCCCTTCTGGGAAGATATAGGTACCTCTGGAATGTTTACGCCAACGTTGGACCGTCCTGAGTTGTTACTTGTTCCTGCCCTTCTGGCCCACGTCCCAGGCTTCCCGAAAACTCTCGCGCCCCTGCGCGAACGTCCAGAGCGCCACCTGGAAGCAGACCTCGTCGAGGAACTGGTGCATCAGCTCACCCATGCTCGGGTACCGCCCCTTACTCATGCCGTGCCAGATCAGGGCGGCGCGGAGCTGGCGCTCGATGAGTCCGACGAGGCATCCGCCAGTTCACGCCCAAACAATCGAATGGCGGTGTACACCGGCTCTTCGTATAGACCCAGCGCGCTGCCGACTTCCCCATATTCGGGGTCGCTCATGCCCTCGCGCAGCACGGCCCGTCGCATGACCTTATTCAGCGCCAGCATGTGCGCGTTGAAGTCCTCACTGACCGGTAGTGCGTCATCGAAGGGCTTCGGATCATCAACCTTTGCCTTCTGTTGCTGGGCTGAGCCTAAGGCTTTGGAGCCCTGGTTGGCATACCAGTTGGCCCACCGGACGTATTCATCCTCGCCTGCCAGGGCCAGCATCGCTTCATGCCCGATCTGGGAACCCCGGACACGCTTGATCACGAAGCGCTGTCCTTCACCCTCGGCCGCTTGAACGACTTCGACTTCGCCTTGCGCGTCGAGCTGTTCCTTTAGCCAGATGGTCTTCAGGTTCCGGTTCTTGAAGAACTGTGCAGTTGTGGTCGACATCTGAACCTCTGTGTGGTGTGGTTGGCCCGCATGGCAGCCACAGAGACCGAGCGCCGCCGCCAGTGTTCAGCGGGCCAGCGGCGCTCGGATGCGGGCGAAGGGTCAGGATGCTTAGCCAGTCACCGTGAACGGGGCAGATCCGGGAGTGCTGCTGCGAGCACGGAAGGTCGCGTCGGTGATCACGCGGCCCGGCGCTACCGGAACACCGAAGGCACTGATCTGCGCATTCAGCGCGATCACCTTACTGCCCAGGGTGTACGTCACTGCCAGCATTGACGAGCTGCGGTCAGCTTCCAGCAGCGCGTTCTGATTGCCGTTGAACCTGGTGGTGATCTCGGCTGTGATCGGTGCAGTACCGGGCGCAAAACCAGGGATCGTCAGACCCACGGCGGGCAGTGGGTCGAGGGGGTTCATAAAGTGCAGCGTCACGTCACCGTCGGGGATCACGTTCACGCCGCCAATGGCGAAGACACCACTGCCCGCGAAGTACGCCTGGCCGTAGGCGGGGATGACAGGCGTGGCCGGAGTGACGGCCGCGTCGGTATCACCGATCTTGACGAAGGTGCCTGTGCAGGCCTGCACGGTGGCGCTGAACGTCGCGTTCTTCGTTCGGTCAGTCGGGATGGTGATCGTCAGATCCATGATCTGTGCATCGACGAACTGCAGCAGTCCCTGAGTCGGCACGAACCACTGGCCACAGACGGCCGGCAGAGGAAGAAACGCTGCCCACTGGTTGGCATTACTGGGGGTGATCACGGTGGCGACGGCTTCACCGAACATCGCCGTCAGGAACAGCGTCAACTCAGCCGGAGCCAGGGTGCCAGTCCAGGTGAACTTCAGGTCGTAGCCGGCGGGCACGGCGGGAGCCTCGAAGCGCGAGAGGGCGAAGTAGTCGTCCATGCGCTTCAGGAAGTCAGGCTTGACGCCGCTGCCGCCGTTTTCGCGCATGAAGTTGGTCGGGGCGGTGTACTTGCCGGGCTCGGCCTGCAGGGCTACGCCCAGCCAGCCGAAGCGGCCGTCGTTCACCGGCGTGGTGTTCGGAACGAAGGTAGGCATTATTCACGCTCCTGGGGGGTGCTCTCAGCCTCGGCTTCCGCTTCGGTGGCAGGGGTCGGAAAGACGTCGGCGGGCACTTCGATCTGCACCGGCTCGTCGGAGACCAGAGGGGGTGCAGGGGCATCGGCCGGGGCGGGCTCGAAGAGACCGGTCTGCTCGAAGAGCGTGGCCGTTTCCTCGTCGGAGGCCTCGACGATCTCACCCACGGCGGTCACGGTGGCGAGCGGGCGGCCTTCAATGAAGAGGGTGCCGAGGGCCACGCCGATGTACTTCCAGCGGCTGTGCGCCACGGGCTGTGGAGCGGGCGTCTGCTCGGGTGTGGGGTCTTGTACTTGCGTCATAGGTGCACTCCTGTTTCGAGGTCGAGGGTCAGATCCCAGTCGGTGGACATGGTCAGCACCTCGGGTTGCTGCACGTCCCTGGGCAGTTCGTTCAGCCTGAAGCCGGTAGCGAATCCACCGAAGCTGTACACAGCCGGCACCTGCACTGCGGGGATGAGCCGGAAGCCTTCCAGCGCTGCGTTTAGCCGCGCCTCGTCGGGTGTCAGGTCGCCAGGGTTGGTGTCGTGGGCGTAGTGCACCGCGACGTAGCCGCTGTAACAGCGCCGCACTACAAGCCCGTTCGCCCCGACACCCCCACCTTCCAGCGTGCGGACGTCCGTGACAGCGAACTCGCTGCTGCCCGCGACCACCTGCCGTGCAAGCAGTGGGCGAGGCACGAGGTCGCGCAAGTTGGCTTCCTTCTGCACGTGCTGGTAGAGCAGCGCCAGGATTACGCGGGCGTCTTTCAAGTTCTGAGCACCTCCTGTAGGTGGATTCGTAGTGCTCGGGTAGCCTCGTCGCCGCCGTCACGCACCGCGTGCTTGGGCTTCAAGGTCACCTGTCGGACGCGCACCCAGTTGCCGGTGCGCTCCGAGGTGTCGGTCGGGTTGTACAGGCGGAAGGTCAGCCAGCGCCCAGGGGCGGCCTTGATGACGGCACCGTACTCGTTGGCCCGCACCCCCGGCCCGGACACGCTCAGCTCAGCTCCACTGGGCGTGGCTGAGGCTCGAATGCTGGCGCGTGTCCCGCCCGTGCGGCTGGTGTAGTACCGCCCGCCTGGGCCGTCCTGGTAGGCGGCTTTCAGGTTCTTCTCGGCCTCTTTCGCCCAGACCGCGTTCAGCCGCTGACTGACCACCTGCGGATTCAGGCGGTCGAGGCTGGCCAGCATCGTGTCGATGCTGCCGGTGGTGCTCAGCTCGATCACAGCGTGTGCTTCTCGTGCCACCAAGCATCGCCAGGACCGGCCGGTGTCACCACCGAATCGCCGGGCTGTGGCGCCGGGTCCGGTGTGGGATCGACGCCGACCTGTGGCGGTCCCTGCCAGCTCAGGCCCAGCACGTCGCCTAAGACGCCTCGCTGCACCGGTGGCACCACGTTGTACCGGTCGCCGTTCGAGGTCTTCACCTCGTCGCCGGGGTTGAGCAGCGCACCGGGCGGCAGGCTGAGACGATGGCTGTTGCCGGGAATGCTGACCAGGTCGTTCCCGCTCTCGATCTGCCCCGGCCGGGCACTCAGCGCCTCGATCCGGCCGAGCCACTGTGTGCCGTCGGCCAGCACGATCGGTTGCGGGAAGTACCGAGCGTCGACCTGACAGCAGGCATACAGCGCCTGCCCGCTCAGGTCATCCACGTCGGTCGGGAAGCCTAGGTGCAACGTGCCGCCCTCCCAGGCTACGGTGCTGCCGATGGCAGGAGCCTGGCTGTCCGGGTGGAACTCGACGGTGCGCAGCGCGGCCTTGTCCGGAGTGAGCACGATGTTCCCAGCCCGTTTGCCGGCTGAGGGATCGATCACCACGAACTGACGTGCCACACCGTCGCTCCAGGTCAGCGTGTGCGGATAGAAGAACCCGCCGCCACTGACCAGGCCCGCCCGGAACTGGAGCTGATCAGCCGTCATCTCCTGCGAGAGATCAAGCATCAGAAGCCCATTTCGACACTGACCGCCACGCTCTGGGCACGCGCCGTCGTGACGGGCGTGAGGCTGGACGCCCGCAGCAGCCCGGCCTGCTCAATGCGCAGGTGTTCGAGCTTGGTGGCAAGATCCTGGCGCTGACTCGCGCCAGTCGCCGACTTCTGTTCCTCGGCTTGCCGAAGCACCTGCCGGATCTGGGCGCCGACTAGGATGTACCGCGCCCCCGCCTCGCGCTGAGCATCCGTGACGTCCGCTGGCCGGGCCAGTGCCGCCGTCACGATGGAGGCCAGTCGCAGCGTGAACTGATTTTGCGTGTCGCCTAGGTCGGCAGGCCGATAGTCGAGGCTCAGCGTGTCAGTGAGCTGCTGGGGAGTCTGCATGATTCACCTCGTTCAGGCTGTGCTCAGACCCCGTGCTCGGCAGCCAACGCCAGCAGGCCGTCACGGCGCAGGGAGGCGTCGTAGGTCACGCCCTTCCCGTCAAGCGCGGCCTTCAGCTCAGCCTTGGTGCGCTGATCGGTGTCGCCAGGCGCAGGCGTCTCAGGGTCGGAGGTGGCTGCCTGGGCTGTCGCCAGTTGTGCCTGCAGGTCGCTGATCTGAGTGCGGAAGGCGTTCGCATCATTCGCGGCGGCATCGCGGTAGCCGGTCATGGTCGTCAGCTGCTGCTTCAGGTCATCACGCTCGGTCTGCCACTTGGCCGTCTTGCTCTCCAGCTCCGCCTTGACCTCGCCGAGCTGGCCGGTGAGCAGGTCTCGCGCCTCGGTGAGCCGCCCAATTTCCTCGCTCTTGCCCTGCTCACGGCCCAGGGCCTCGTTGCGCTCAGTCGTGACCTCGGCCAGCTGCAGCGCCTGGGTCTGGCTGTCCTGCACCACGCGGTTGTACTCGTCACGGCTGACCGTATCGGCCACCGCAGGCTTGGCCTGGTTGAGCAAGGTGCCGTCTTCGTGGACTGGCTGACCCTTCTCGTTGACAAAGCCGCCGTCCTGCCAGAAGACGCTCACAGGAAGCTCGCGTCTTCAGCGGGAGGAGCGACGTAGGTGGCGACCGTAGCACCGGCCGGGCGAGGCCCGAAGTACAGCGCTGCGCCACCAGCACGATTGCTGACACCGAACCCGAAGGAATCTTCCACGTACTGTGCGAACAGGTTCACGACGCCGTTCATCCCCTTGATGCGCAGACCCTGAAGCATCGGGATCTTGCTGATGCGGCGCTTGATGACCTTCGGCCCGTTCAGGTTCAGGCACAGCGCGTAGTTCTGGAGCGCCCAGGGCTTGATGAAAACCGGGTAGCCACCAGCGGTGTATCCGATGAACTTGTCATCAGTCCGGGTGTTGTCGAGGTTGTCGAGTGCAACCGCGCCAGTCAACGGGTTGATGACCTGGGCGACCGTGGCCGCCACGAAGTTCGCCATCGCCCGGAACTTCGACGCGTCCACCTGATTGATGTAGATCACGATGTTGTTGCCGGTGCTGTGCTCGCCGACGTTGTTCGCCAGCGTGTCGAGATCACTGGCCGTCAGGTTATCCACGGCGGTGTAGTGGGTGTGGGTCCCGTCGAACGACTGCCCGCTCGGGCCGACGTTCGGGATCTCGCCGTCGCCGTTGTAGAGCGGCATCACGTATTGACCGGTCAGGATCTGGTATCCCGTCGCCACATCCACGTACTCACGCAGGACGCGCTGCACGGGCGTGTACAGAGCGGCAGCCAGGGCGATGCGCACCTCGTTGGTGTGGGCGAGCTGAATGCTGTCCATCTGCGTGACCATGGTGCCGATGCTGGCCGCTGCCATGAAGTCCTCGGTCCAGCCAGTGGCGTCCTGAAAGCGGTCGAGCGGGAAGCCGCGCCCGTAGTTCTTACCCGCCTTCTGGGTGCGGGCGAGGCCGTACTCGTCGACCGGAGCCATGCGGCGGTTGATGGTGCCGGGCGAGGCTTCGGTGCGCTCGGTGGTGGTCTCGGTCAGTGTGGCCAGCGAGCTGTTCAGGCTGTAGTTGTACGCGCCGAGCTGCTGGCTGACCACGGCGAGCGCGTTGTTCAGGCCGAAGGTGTAGATGCTGAGGCCGTTGGCGCGCAGGTCTTGCAGGCTCAGGACACCGGTCTGCCGGGCCTTGATCTGCGGGACGATGATTCTGGGTTTCGTCATTTCATGCTCCTGTAGAGGGGGCTGGAGTTGCCGGAGATCAGAGGGCGGTGAGGCCGAGCGCGATGATCGCCAAGTCGAACCGACTGACCGGGCGGAACACCTTGGTGGTGGCCCCATCGTCGAACGTGCCGACCGTCGAGGCCAGGCCGTAGAGCTTGCTGCCGTCGAGCGTGGTGTCGGTGGCACGGAAGCGGACACCGGTGCCGAAGACCGTGACCGGCTGACCGGCATAGGTCTGGCGCGGGCTGCTCACGCCATCGAACTTCTGCCCGGCGATGGCCGGGAACACCCGGAAGTCGCTGGAGATGGTGACAGGCGTGCAGGGCGCGAGGTCCGCACCGGCGCGGAGGCCAGCGATGTTGAACGACCGCTGGGCGGCAGTGCCGTCGATATCGGCGGTGGGGCTGAGGGTGAACTGTGTCATCTGTACGTCTCCTTAAAGTGGATTTAGATGCTTCCAGCGCCGCCGACCAGCTGCTGACCTGGCGTGCCGCTGAGCTTCACGCCGCCGCCGACGTTCGACTCGCTGGCCCGCTGATTCGGCAGGCTGGGCGAGGTGAATGTCGGCTGCTGGTTGGGGTTCTGCTGTTCCTGCTGCTGGGTCTCGGTCTTCTTCAGGCTGGCCTCGAAGCCCTTCACGTCCGGGTGCTGATTCAGCGCCGTGAACGCGGTTTCCTTACCGGCCGCGTCGAGCGTGGGGATTCCCCAGGTCTCGACTTCCTTCTCCTGCCCGTCTTCGCCGGTCACCTTGACGCTGCGCTTGACCGGCAGGCCCTGTTCGTCACGAAGAATCTTCGTGAGCCTGCCTGCGTCGTACCCGAGCGCGTCGGCTGCATCGCGGTAGGCCAGTTCACGCTTGAGCTTGATGCCTTCCGCGCCGCCCTCGGCGTCCTTGCGCAGCTGAGCCACCTGTTCAGCGACTTTGGCCGGGTCCAGTCCGGCCTTCTTCAACGCGGCGGTGAGCTGCTCGTTGGTCACTCCGGCCTCACTGAGGGTCCGGTATGCGGCCTGAGCGGCGTCGGATGCCGCGTCAGCGTCTTCAGGCGCAACAGGCAGCTTGAGCGCCTCGACCAATTTGGTGTAGGCGCGCTGGAAGGCGCGGGCACCGCTGTTCTGCCCCTCGCGCTGCACCACGTCCCGCTGAGCGGCGTTGAGTGCTGCAGTGGCGTCCCCATCATGGGCGGCCAGATACTCAGCGACGGACTTGGCGAGGGCGAGGTGCAGGTAGACGGTAATGCGGCGGTTCTGGGTCATGGTGATACTCCCCCGGCCCGACTCGGGCAGCGGTTTAAGCCGGATCACTGTCCGGGCAGAAGGTGGACGCCTGCCAGTGGCGGGCGCAGTCGGGGCCGGGCTTACCAGCCGAGCGGGAAACTTTCCCAGTCCGGTGTGCCAGCCGTACGGTCAGGTGTTTGTGGCGGCCTGCTGATCTTCTGTAGGCGACGGTGCAACCGCCGGTTCAGGCGGCGCGTTCTCGTCGGCGATGCGGGCATCCTCTGCGGCCTGGTCGGATACGCCGGTGGTGCTCTGGAGGCGCTGACGACTCCAGACCTTCGCCTGCATCAAGGACAGTCCAGCGGCGATAGCCTCGGGGCTAGGATCGAATACTTGCTGGCGACAAGTCACGCTGGCCCGCAGGCTCCGGTACTTGCCCGGCTGACCCTGCACCATCGCGCTGATCTCGAGCGCGAACTCGATCAACTCCCGGATCAGGTGCTCGACGGCCGTGGCGTAGCGTGCGGTGGCCCGCAAGAAGCTGCCGGTGGCCACTTCTCTGCTTCGGCCGCTCGCCGTGGCCTTGTCATCCATCAGCACGAAGCGCTGCCGGAGGGCCGAGTAGATGTTGCTCTCAGCGATGTTGATGGCCGCCTGGATGGCCTTCGGGTCGGCCGGGTCGATCTTGCCGTAGCTCGCACCCCGGTAGGGCGTCTCTTCGACGATCTCGACCGGCTGCCCGTTCGGGCCGGTGCTGCGGGTGATGGTGGTGGTCACGCTCGGCTGGTAGAACATCTGCGTTCCGGGCCCGGCCTGCACCGTCTGCTCAGGAATGCCCGGAACCACCGTGCCATCGGAGAGCACGCTCGGTTCGGTGCCCCCGGTGGTTGGCGGGTCGATACCGATGCCGTAAATCTGGGCAAAGCCCGCGAAGTGGGTGTTACGGCTGAGCAAGGTCTGCGCCACGTTCAGGGCGTCCTGGTTGCTCAGCACGTCCCGGGTCACGGCACCGCGCGGGAACTTCAGCTCGAACAGCCAGAGCCGCCCGCCCAGGTCCATCGGGTCAGACGGTTTGCGCTCGGCGATCTCCTGCCCACCGATGCTCAGAGTGGCCAGCACCGTCTTACCGTTTTCGTCGACGTGCGTGACTTCCCACTCAGTTTTCAGGTCGTTCGAAGAGCGATAGATCACCTGCGTGACACCGATCCGCTCCAGGCTCTCGGGATCGGTGTACACCCCGCTCGTGCCCACGTCCGGTAGGACCAGGTGCAGCGGTTCCAGCGACTTCAAAGGGTCGGTGATCAACTTCAGCTTGCCACTGGCATCCTTATAGCGCTGCGGAATCCGGGGCCGGACAGCGGCGCGGCCGTGCGCGATGGCCGAGACCAGCAGGTTTTGCAGGGTGGTCGGCAGGTCGCGTTGGTCCCACCAGGCGGTGATGATCGCCTCGGCCTCATCGAGCAGCGCCTGCTCTTCTTTGGGAAGCGGCTTGGTCTCGTCGCCGCTGTCCTGATCGCTCACCAGTGCCCAGTCGGCCTCGTCGGCACCCACTCCATCGGCCAGGAACTCCACGCCCTCGAGCGTGATGTTCCGGGAGTTGAACGACTTGACCAGCGCTTTCTGCATCTCGCCGTAGCGTTTGTGCCCTTGCGGCACCATCGGCCCCACCCAATAGAGCGTGCCGCTCCCGTCGATCTCGGGGCCTTCCTGTCCAGGGACGGGCAGCTGAGGCATTCCGAGAAGTGGCAGGCCTGCTGACCTGGGGCCGAGCTGATACCCGGCAAGGTAGTCGCTGATGCGCTCGGTGAGCGGGCTGTTGAACGTGCCGAGGGCGTAGGTCAGTTCGACCAGATTGGGATTGTTGGGGTCGAGCACCGCATCACCTCCTCGGGGGTCAGTTCGGTCAGGGTCAGGTCGCGGGCCATCGCCCAGACGCGCAGGCGATCACCGGTCACGATCGGGTAGTAGACGTGGGTCTGGACGGGCTCCATCTGCGGGAACATCTCGCAGGCGGCGCTGCGCCAGTCGGTGAGGTCTTCGTCGCTGTACTCGCTGGGCGTGCCGACCGGGTGCGAGTGCCAGAAACCGAGGTAGCGCAGGCCGGATTCGTTCAGCTCACGCTCGTGCAGCGGATCCTGCAGGGCGAAGAGGCCAGGAAGTCGGATGTCGAGCGGGCCGGGTCGGGTGAAGGTCATGACATACGCCGAGTGAAGGCCGGTCAGGAAGCCCAGCAGCAGACCGCCCTGTTCGAGCTGTTCCATGCCCATGCTGGCCAGATCGGGCGGAACGGTCAGGCCCAGGTGGCCGAGGGTGTTGGCGCTGAATCTCATCCCTCCACACTCCGGCGGCGGACGGTCGTGACAGTGGTCGGGATGGTCTCGGGCTGCAGCATCAGTTCCGTCAGGGCCCACACTGCCGCGTCCATCCGGTCGGGTGACTTCTCGCCTGGCACCCAGGTGGCCATCTGGCCTTCGAGGTCCTTGAACACCCCAACGTGCTGCACCTTCATCTGCACGTACAGCGAACTGATCGGCTCAGCTCGCGTCTGCTTACCCCGGCTGGCCCAGACGGTGATGACGTTTGCCGTCTTGTCGATCGTGCGAATGGTGTTCTCCACCATGTCGCCGCCGTTGTTCCGTTCTGGCACGATCGCGTCGGCTCGGTAGTACTTGTAGGCGTCGAGCGCCACAGTGGCCCACTCGGTGGGGCTGTAGTTGCCGCTTAAGTCGGCCAGGATGTACGCCCGGCCAAGTGCGTCCCTGCCCGCCACCACGATGCCGGTCTCGGCGCTGTCGTCACTCTGGCTGGCCTGCGGGTCGATGGCGACCACGATCCTCACCAGGTCGGGCAGCTGTTCGAAGGTGGTGCGGAAACCCTCGCGGTTGAACATGGCGTATTGCCATAACGCGCCGGGCGTGTCCTCGAGCAGCTCACCATCCAGCTCCTGCCGACCGAGGCGCGTGCCTTCGTACTTGCTGATGACGTTGCGCTTGAAGGTGCTGGAGAGGTTGTCGAGGTTGTCGGCCGTCTTGCCCCCAGTCAGCACCGTGCTCTCTTCTTTGCGCAGCTCGCGGATCAGCCGCACCGGCCTGGGCGTGCCGGTGAGGATCACGCGCGGATCTCTGCCGAGGCGCAGCCCGAACAGCAGGTTGGTCCAGGTGGTGTCCTCTGCCGTTCCTTTATCGGCGTCATTCCAGGTGGCCGGTTCATCACCCCAGGCACCATGGTGCTGTGGTCCTCGGAGCTTGCGAGGCTTCTCACTGGAGTAGATCTTGAAGCGCGCGCCGTTCTTGAGGAACAGTTCGCCGAGGCTTCGATTCCAGGCCAGCTCGACGCTACCTCCTCTCAGCTCGCTCTCGTCGAGCACGCCGAGCAGACCGGACTCGCCTTCGACCATCACGTCTCGCCCGTCGGCAGCGGTCTGTGCCACCAGAGCGAAGCGGCCCCGTGGGGTGGTGCGGGCCCAGTCAGCGATGGTCTCGGCTCCGGTTCTCGTCTTGCCGAAGCCTCGCCCGGCCAGGATCAGCCACGTCAGCCACTCGCCTTCCGGTGGGAGCTGGTTGGGTCTGGCGGTTTCCAGCCAGCGCATCCGGGCGCTGAGGCCGTGACGCTTGGGCGGTGGACGGCGGGGGGTGATCCTAGCGGCTCGCCGCTGCGTCGCCTTGATCCGGCTCACCATCTCCAGCATCGGTCACCTCCCCATTGGCACTGCCGAGTACTTCGCGGGTCAGGGCGATCTCGCTCAGCACCTTGATCGCTCCGGTCACGGCGCTGATGTTCTCGGCGGTCGAGCCGGGCAGCTCAGTGACCATGGTTCCGAGCTTGCGGATTAGGCCGGTCAGGCTGGTGTTGAGTTCGTCGGCCCAGTTCTGGGTGGTGATCAGCCTGGAAAGTTGGGCGTAGAGGCCGGAAAGCTCGGTGTCGGTGTCGAGGGCGGCGCGGTAGTTGCGCAGCGTCCTGTCGGTGATTTTGTGGGTTTCGCAAGCTTTCCGGTCGCCGTGGAGGGCGGCATCCACCAGAACGCGGGCGGCCTTGTGGTTGTCTCGTCTTGGGGATGCCATGCTCACCTCCTCGGTGCATGAAAAAACCCGCCGAAGCGGGTGATGAAAGCTCTACTGGCTCAGAGCATATTGATTATTTCTACAACCATTTCTTTCGCCTTTTCAATATTTCCTACCCTACGTGTGATCTCAACACCAGACTTCATCAGAAGAATCAATTCCGTGGTGCGCAATCCCACGGCCCCAGCCACATCGTTCATCACTGCTTTTGCGCTCACGGCGGCGATTTCATCTAGCAGAACATACTGTCCATCCGAAATCTTGAGGAGTTTTCCGTGACGTGTTGTATCAAATGTTTCTAGGGCCATACCTCTAGCCTACTATCACCGTGTCAACCAGTGGTTGACATTTGGCGCAACAAATTGTTGGAAGGTCAGCTAGGCTGAGGCATGTTTCCAAGTAATGAGCTGATCAATGGCGAGCAACTGGTCTACGTAGCAGTTTATGGCTCAACTATCGAGAATGCTCAGGATGCGTTACCGAAGGCTATTGCCGAGGCTGTTCGCAACCGCATGAATGTCATGAATGGTGCTGATCTCGTGGATGTCACCGTGACGGGATTAAGTGGGCCGACACCACACCCCAGCCAGATAGGCGTACTTGTGACGCTCAGAACGCGTGCCAAATCCAGTTCCGTTTGAGGCAGTAGGTTTTAAACAGCACGCGAAAAGCGCTTCCATCACTGGGGGCGCTGCTGTTTTCTACTCTGGGTACACTTCTGAACTGTTTTATAGTAGCGGCTCTGAACGCAGAATGGCAACGATCTCGACACGATTCACCAACTCAAGGGCACAGTTCCGCAGATCACCACTTCGACGGGGGGCGAGCTGCACCCCTCGGCTTTGGGCATGGAACTCGAAGATCGTGGGCATGCGGTCGCTGCTGAGGTAGTTCGACCATGCCAGAGCGAGGGCTGGCCTGCTGACGTAGGCGTTCATGGCAAGGCGGGTCAGCTCGTCGACGGCTGAGGCGGCCTGAGCATTCGTCGCCACGATCCGTTCTCTCAGCGTCTCGACCTTCCGCATGGAGGTGTAACCCCAGGCAGCGAGCATGGCGTCATACTCGGCTCGGTAGAGGCGCAGGGTGTGCTCTTCGATCCGGAGCACAGCCAACTCGGGCACGCGGATGGTCAGGCGCCGCGGGCCGCTGCTACTGCCGGTCATCTCCACGTCACTGCTGTGGCTGGGTAGAAGCGTCGAGCGGGTGGAGACGGCCTCCCAGTTGCGGTCTCCGTTGTTGAGTGCCCAGAGCGCCTCACAGACTGCCTCGGCCCGCCAGCGAATCAGGTTACGGTCGTACTCTTGCTGCTGCTGCTCAGACTTAGGCAGGCGTCGACTCTCGGCGCGCACGCGCTGCTCTGCAAGGCGGGTGATCTGTGCCGGGGAGGTGTTCTTGGCTTCCAGGCGCTGGGCCCGGCCTGCTGCGTCGAGCTTCCGGCCTTCGCGCTGCTGCTGCTCACGGAGGCTCTTGAGGTGCCGCATAACTTCGCGCCAAGTGTTCCAGTCGCCGGAGATTCGGGCCTCCCAGGCAATCTGGGCGATCTTCTGCCGGGCGGCCGTGATGCCCTTGAGACTAGGGTTAGCGCTCGTTCGCAGAAGCAGCGCGCTGACCCGCTGGGTGATGCTGTCTGGTGTGGAAGGCCGAGCGCGTGGTGTGGTCATGGGTCGGGCCTCCGGTACGAGGAGAAAAGGCATGTTTCGTCCGATGTGATTCCAAAGCAGATACTGTAGAGAAATGAAAATGTTAGGGTTGTTGGCTATCAGCCTCGTGTTGTGCGGGTGCAGCGATACGATCACTGGTGTCGAGCATCTTCAGGTGGCACCAAACACTGTGAAGTGCGACTCCTATTATTCAGGCGCGGAAATGGGAAACTGCTTAGTGGTACGTCTTGAAGAGAAAAGCGGGTTTAGTCCCTGGTCTATCATTGGCGAATCTTCAATTGCTGGATTTGCTTATGAGCCAGGATATTTCTACGATCTCTCTATTAACACAAGTTGTAATCGGTTCGCTCTTGGAGAATTTCCTGAAGTCACGCGTAAACTTGGCAGTGTCAACAGTAAGACAGTGAGTACAGAGGAGTTTCAGCCATTTCGTGACAAGTACTATCTATATGGTTACTGCTGAGCAGTTCATGTCTAACCTTCTGGCCGGATGACGTCTGGCATCTCGTCGTGCCTTAGGTCGTTCTGGCTACCCCACCGTGTGTCAGCCAGCCCGAGATGCCGCATGTAGAACGGGTCGCTGAGCGGCAGGCAGCCGTACTGTTCCCTGATCAGCACCGCGTACTGGCGCTCGGCCTCCAGATGGGTGCAGTCCGCATCGATCCCGGAGGCGTCCACCCGGGCCAGCGCTTCAGCGGTCTGCCGCTGCTGATCCCGGGCGGTGCGACGCTGAGCCATGGCCCGCTGTGCCTGCTGGCGCTTTCGACGGCTCATGGCTCGAACAGCGTGGCGTCGAGCGCGGTGATGGTCACGGCTACTTGCCCGCCCTTGAGGACCGGCCCGCGCTGCACGGTGAGCCGGTCGATCAGGCTGTCATCTGCCCAGACGCCGGCATGCGTCAGGGCATCTTCGAGCGCCTTAGGGATGTTGCTGAGGTCACGGGCGCGGCGGTCTGGCGGGCTGACGTGCAGGTGCAGGGCAAGGCGGGAACCGGCAGGCGTGGTCGGGTTGCCAGCCTGCTCGACCTGGCGCATCACGCTGCGGCGGTATTCCCTTCCCTTCTCGCTGAGCAGCACGCGGACCTGCGGCTTACCCTTCACGGTCATGACGATGCTGCGCCAGATGCTGTTGAGGGAAGGCGGGTACGGCAGGGTCAAGCAGAGAGAGCCGGATGCAGGTGCGAACTTAAGAGAACGCATTGCTTGAGTTCGGGCAGGGATTTCGACGCTCTGTGAGAGGACAGGCCTGATCAGCAGAGGCACGCCCAGGAAGTCGGCCATCTCCGCTCGCCGGCCCTGATCCTGAATCGTGCCGAGGTACCGGCGGGCCGCGTCCTGGGTCGGCCAGCGGGAACGCCAGCGCTCGGAAGTCGGGGCGGTCATCTGGTCCTGCCCCTGATCGAGTCCAGGCCTAAGCTGCTCAGGCGGCCATCCTGATGCACCATGATCATCTGGCGCCCTTCCGCTGGCGGCAGCTTGCCGAGGTCAATCTCGATCCGGCGCTCGCGCCGTGCATTCACGGCGGCCGGGCAACCGCACACCCCGACACGCGGGCTGGGCCGCCCGCAGTGGCGGCAGGTCACTTCCCGTGCTCCTTGATGAAGTTCAGGACAGCCTTCTTCGGGTAGCTGGCACTCTCACCGACAGCCAGCACGATGCCCCGCTTTACGTCCATGATCTGCACGAACATGACCGGGTTTCCGCTCGGGTCCGGCCGAGCAATGAGCTGTATCTGCTGGTCGTCCGGCAGACTTTTAGCCTTGTCTGCAAACCAATCAGTCCAGCCCCCGCGCCCGTTGCTTTTGGCGTCCAGCATGCCTTCCTGCTGATGCATTTTCTGACGCATCATCCGTTCGTGCGTCCCGGTGCTGACGTTCTCGGCCAGCGTGGCCGCGCGCTGCGCTCCAGTCAGGGCGGCATACGGCACCTCGGCTCCGGTGTCCGGGTGCATCACCGTGGCGTGCAGATCGATGGCTTGTGCCACCTCGGCCGCCGCCTTGACCTGCGAGGTCGTGGGGCGCTCGCTGCCGGTGGCCGTCTTCAGGTACTGAGCCACGGCCTGCTGCATCTCGGGTTCAAGGGCCTGCACGATCTTCGCCGTGCCCTTCAGCTCCCGCGCCTCACGCTCGGTGCTGACTTCCAGCCCGACCGCGCCGAGCTTCTGTGCCACGTCGGCCCCACCAATCAGCTGCTGAGCACGCTGGCGGGAGAAGCCCCAGACGCGCTCGGTGTAATCACCGAAGGTCTTGTCGCTCGCGCGGTACAGCCGGTTGTCGCGTATCTCAGTCAGGGCCTCGCCTACCGCAGCGAAAGTGCTGATACCGGCCCGGATGGTGGTTTCGAGATCTCGGAGGCGGGCGGCTTCCATCTGGTTCAGCGTGTCAACCACTGGTTGACGTTCTGCAACGGCGTTCGTCATGGGTGTTCCTTCCAGGGAGGGGTGAGTCTCCCTGAGATGGTCAGATGTTCAGCAGCGGTACGTGCCCAGCGTCGATCAGCTCGCTGCGCAGGAAGAAGGTGTCGCCAGTCGTCTCGCTCCCGTCCCAGCGATCCGGCCAGGTCTTCAGGTCGATCAGTTCCAGAATCCGGGCCTCTTCCTCAACGCTGATCAGTTCCAGTGCCGGGAGGTGAGCGGGCCGCTGGGCGTTGCATTCGGCCTGAAGTGTCAGCACCTTGTCGAGCATCCGCAGCCGCGTCTCGAAGGTCATCGGCCCGAGCCGGTCGCCGCGCCCGATCAAGCCGCCGTCCTTCTTCCGCTCGTTGTGCTTGCGCAGCCGATTGCCCGGTGAGCGCATCTCTTCCCAAAACGCTCGCAGGCCCAGCAGCGGGGTGAGCCACGCCCACTCGGGCAGCTGAATCACCACTTCCAACCCCTTGTCCCGGCTGGCCACTGGGCAGCCGATACAGCCAGTCCGGGCCGCAATCTCGGTCGCCTCATCGCCACCGTAGATGTCCACCACCGGCAGCGTCGGGTAGCCGTGGGCATACCCCACGTCCTGGTTGGTGAGCCAGTCGAAGACGTTGCAGACCCGCCAGTGCACCAGCGGGGCCAGCATGTCGCCCAGGCCGGACTTGATGTCGTTCTGGAAGTAGCCCTGCCCGCACTCGCTGCCGTCGCGCGAGCAGCTCACGGCGATGCGCTGGTCTCTGGCCTCGCTTTCGCCGATCCGCACGCCGGTGAAGATCAGCAGCCGACCGTGGCGGGCGTGCAAGGCCTCCATGGCCTCCTGCATCGGGTCGAGCTTCATGATTCCGGTGCACCAGCGGAATCGGGCGCCGGGAGGGGGCACACCCCGGCCGAGCATGTAGACCCAGTAGCGCTTGTCGAGCGGGGGGAGCACCACATTGGCGTCTACACCCAGGGCCTTGAGGTGATCGAGCTGCTGCATGGCCGCAAGGTGCAGCGGGGGCAGTTCCATGCGGGTATCGGCGTACATGGCCGTCAAGGTCTTTGGCTTCGGTACCCGGCCGGTCTGGATGAGCCAGTGCAGCAGGGTCAGGGTGGCGGTGCTGTCCTTGCCGCCGGAGAAGGTCACGACCCAGTGGTCGGAGCGGTCGGCGTAGGCGTTCACGGCCTCGGCTGTGAGGTCAATGGCGCGGGCCAGGTCCTGGCGGCCCTCGTCGAACAGGGAGAGCTGAGAGGCGCTCACGCCTTAAGCTCCCAGCCGTACGTGCTGAGGTCTTCGACCAGACGGTCACTGGCCCGCAGGCTCTGGCGGAACACGGCCGTGCGGGCTTCCGCGTCGAACTCGGCGGCCTGCCAGGTGGTGGTGCTCTCGTGCATCACGCCACCGAAGCCGGGCGACTGGCGGACCATGTGTACGGTGGGATCGTTCGGCGCTTCCGGGTGCGCCTCGGCATGGCGGTGATACTCGCGGGTCTCGGTGACGCTGGTGCCGGGCCGCTCACCCTGCTTCCGCACTTCCAGAATCAGGGTGTACTCCCAGGGGGCGGGCGCCTCGCCAGCGTTCTCTGTCCGGACGTCGTCTGAAACGAAGAGGTTGCCCTGGCCTTCAAGCTGGGCATCCTCGGCCCGGTTGCTGGCCACCTCGCTCTGGATCGACTCTTCGAGCGTCTGCTGCTCGTCGGCGGTGCACTCCAGGCAGTTGCTGGCCTTCATCAGCAGCTCGATGCCCAGGCCACGCTCTTCGAGGTCATCGGTCAGTACCCGCACAGTGACCACGACTTCGCCCTCGTCACTGATCGTGATGTTGCCGCGCAGATCAACGCCGAAGATCACCGGATCGAGAGGCGTGCCATCGAGCATCGGCGTGACTTCCAGCTTCACGCCCGTCGCCTTCACGGCACTCTGGAGAAGCCGCAGGTGTTCCAGCTCGAACTTCCGCTCCGGCCGCGCGCCGGACATGAACGCCGCCTTGACGTCGGCCACGGTGCCGAGGTCTTTGATCTTCTTGATGCCGATAGAGATGACCTTGATTGCGAAGATGCCGTAGGTGTGCAGGGGGATGATCTGGGTCATGGTGGTCTCCTTTAGTCGGCGGCGCTCTGGCCGTAGAACTCGGCAGCGAGGTTCTGAAAGCGCACGAAGGCGCTGTGGAATTGGACCTTGACCGTCCCGAGCGGGCCGTTGCGCTGCTTGCCAACGATCAGCTCGGCGATGCCCTGCTGGTCGGTGTGCGGGTTGTAGTACTCGTCGCGGTAGATGAAGAACACCACGTCGGCGTCCTGCTCGACGCTGCCCGACTCGCGCAGGTCGCTGAGCATCGGGCGGTGGTTGGGGCGTTGCTCGACGGCCCGGCTGAGCTGCGAAAGGGCCAGCACCGGAATCTGTAACTCCATCGCCAGGGCCTTCAGCGCCGTGGTGATCGCTGTAACGCGCTGCACCGGGTTGTCCCCGGCCCGGCCGTTGATCTGTACCAGCTGCAGGTAGTCGAGGATGAACAGCTTGAGCGGCGCACGTTCGTGCTCGGCGCGCACCTCGTCGATCAGTTCCTGCAGCTTCAGGGCGGGTTTGGGCAGGATGTCGAAGTCGGTCAGGGCCAGCTTGCTCTGGGCGTACGTCAGCCGCTCGTGGGCGCGGCCGTTCAGGGCCGTGCGGTCGCCGCGCCGGGCCTGACTCAGGCTCTTGAGATCCACCCGCGCTTCGCTCGCCAGGACGCGGGCGGCGATCTCCTGCGCGCCCATCTCCAGGCTGAAGCCCAGCACGCGCCCGGTGGTCAGGGCGACGTGCGCGCCGAACTGGAAGGCGAGGCCGCTCTTCCCCATCGCGGGCCGGGCAGCCAGCACGTACAGGCGGCCTGGTTCCAGCCCGCCGGTCAGCTCATCGAAGTCACCCAGGCCGGTCGGGACACCCTGAGGCCCGGTACCGGACTCGGCCTGTGCCAGTACCTCGGCAATGCTGTCGGCCACCGAGACCGTGCGCTTCAAGCCCAGATCAAGGGCAGGCGGCTGAGTAGTCAAGGCGGCGAGATCTTCGAGCGCCAGGTCCTGGTCGTAGGCGTGCACCATCAGGCCGCTGTGCCAGCGGATCGTCCGGCGCAGGTAGGCTTTCTCGCTCACCACCTGGGCGTAGTGCTCGGCGTGTGCCGAGGTCGGCACCTGGTCACCCAGGCCGATCAGGTAGCTCAAGCCACCGGCCTCGTCGAGCTGACCGCTGCGGTTAAGTTCCTCGGTGATCAGGGTCAGGTCGGTCGGGGCGCCACTCGCCCGCAGGCTTAAGGCGGCTCGCCAGATGTGCCGGTGCTTCTCGAAGTAGAAATCCTCCGGGGTCAGCTTGCCGATGGCGGGGCGGGTCAGAGCGTCCGGGTCGAGCAGGATGCTGCCGAGCACGGCGATCTCTGCGCCCTCGCTGTGGGGTAACACGCGCGGTACGTTATCCATGATTGGCCTCCAGGGCCCAGCGGGCCACGAGCCGGTCGCCGAGGTCGGTGGGTGCGCCGACTTCTTCGAAGTACACGATCCCGAACTCGACCACCTCGACGGTCCAGATGCGGCCGTCAGGGGCAACACGGCGCTGTCCAGGTGCTACGGCGGGTTCACCAAACGTCGCGGCCACCTGCTGCTGCACGACCTGGGCCGCCTGCGCTTTCTGCATCCGGGCCTTCAGGCCACCCCAGGGGTGGGCGAAGCTGCCGGACTCCACGATGTCGGCAGCAGCGGCTTTCAACGTCTCCCCCAGCCCGGCGTCAATCCAGCCGTGCCAGACGGCAATCTGCGCTTCCTGACTGACCTGAGCCAGTCGGTTGAGCTTGATCCACTGCACCCAGGTCGGCGTGAGGCCGGCCGCCTCAATGGCGCTGAGCGCGGCGCGGTGCGGCGTGGCGGGCGGCGGAACTTTTTCAGAGCCTGTCACGTTGACGTTCCCTCCGTCCTGGTGCGTGTTTTCCAAAACATCCTGAGAGGCAGCCGCCTGTCTGGCCTCGCCAGAGGCCGCGCCGTCAGGCGAGGTGTTCGGTGTTCGAAGTTCGGTGTTCGAAGGTTCAACACCAACATCGGTTGCCCGAAGATCGGAGGTGCTGGCCCGGCCTGCGCTGGTGGTGTTGGTGGAAGAAACATCTTTTATTTCAATAGGAATAAAAGATGTTTCTTGTCCGGACACTTTGTCCTGAGGGGTCCGGACAATCTGTCCGGAGGGGGGGGTCCGGACAGTCCGCCTGGCTTCGGTGGCCAGCAGCTGAATTTCGCACTTGTCTTTACCCCCGTCGGCCCGCTTCTGCTGGGTTCTGGAGATGAAGCCCAGCGTTTCGAGGCGGTCGAGGTGACGGCGAAGGGTCCGGGGGTCACAGCCCGCGTCGGCGGCCAGGACTTCCTGATACTCGGCGACCAGGCCGTCGCCGTTGGCGTACTCGGCCAGAGCGAGCAGGGTGCTCTTGTAGATGTGACTGACGGGCTGATTGAACGCCCAAGCGAGGGCACGGCTGCTCATCGCAAACCCTTTCGGACGGTACAGGCGGCGCGCTGCCCGTAGCTCATGGCGAGGCCGCGCAGCATGGCCTCACGCGCTGAAGGGCCGAGTGCCTTCAGGTCTGCGATCCAGGCCCGCCTCAGGGCCAGGGGGAAGGGTCGGCCGACGGGAGTTGTGACGGTCATGCGCGCACCCACCCAGGCCGCCCGGCGAGCAGCGCGCCGCAACTGCAGTCAGGCGTCGAGATTGGGAGCGCCAGCGTGCCGTGCGCCATCACGCAGGGCACGGGCAGCTTCGTCTTGACGTTGTAACCGGGCTCCAACTTCGGGTCATGCGCGCTCCAACCGAGGATGCACTCAATCTCGTTGGGGTACTGACCTGGCGTGCCGTTGGCGCAGGTGCCGCAGACCTGCCCGGTCAGGGCAGGGAGGTCACTCTTGGGCACAGGCATCAGAACGGCAATCTCTGTTCCTGCCACATCTGGAACTTGGCGAGTTGGTCGGCGACCTCTTCGTCCGCCCAGCCGTTGATCGTGTTCGTCAGGAAGCTGGCCTGATCCTCGCTGAGATCCTTGGTGCTCGCCAGCTGCTCAGGCAGCGTTAGCATCCAGGTGGCGAAGTCGTGACGCTGCTCTGGAGTCTTCAGGCCGAGCTTGTTCCCGTACGCCGTCTGGAGTGCCTTCAAACCCTCAGGGCTGAGCACCAGCGTCGCTTCGACCGGCTCGTCGATGTCGAGCGGCAGGGTAGCTGCATTGGGCAAGTCATCTTCCTGAGCAGTGCGGGCGGCCATGTCTTCGGCGTGCTGCTCACCGATCCGCTTCATGCCCTCGTAGACCGCCTGAGCGTCGCCAAGGTCAGTCTTCCAGTGCGGGTGCTGGCGCATGACCATTACGGCCTTCTCGCGCAGACCCAGCTCAGTCAGACGGGCGCCGACCTTGCCGATCTTCTCTTCCCAGGCGATCAGGGCCGGAGAGCGGGCGGGCGTGACCTGCTGAGGTTCGACACCAGCTGCCTGGGCCACCTCGCGCGTCACGTCCACCGTGCGAGCCTGCTGGGCAGGGGCAGCCTCCGTAGCTGGATTGTCAGCCTGCTGCATTTCGACGTCGCTATACACGCCAGACAACTCGGCCGGGAACGCCTTGCGCAGGGCCAACGCCTCGCTGCACTTGCCCAGCATGGTGTGCGGCATCTTTGCCCACATGTCGCTGACGATCTGCTTGCCGGTCGCCGAGCCACCCTGATACTCGGCCTTCGTCTGCACGTATTCGGCCCAGCGGGCGGTCGCCGGAAACTCGACCATCTGACCGTGTACCAGCTTTCGTACGATCACCCGGGCGAACTCCGGGTAGCCGTCTTTCAGCGGGCCGAACTCTGGGTCGGTGGTGCCCATATGCACACCGGAACGGGCGGCGATCAGACGGTACCCGTCGATGCCCGTCTGAATGACCATCTTCGAGGTCTCAACCCACTGGTTGCCCTGCTTCGTCTTGCCCTTGCGCACCACGGCGTAGACCTGACGCTGGAAGGGGTTGAGCCCGGTGCTGCGGCAGACTTCCAGGAAGAGGGCCAGTTCGAGGTCGGAAGTGCCGACAGCAACGGTGTTCTTGATCAGATCGATCTGATCGGTGCTGAACCCGGCCGGCTGGGCCAGTGGCAGGTTCTGGGAACGTTCGGCAAGTTGGGTCACGACCGCACCGCCTTGTTCCACTCGTGCAGCACCAAGTCCCAGGCGCGGCCATGCCCACGCACCGGTACCTGACGAATCACGCGCAGGCGCACGGCGGGTTCGGTGGGCAGGTCGAGCACGCGCTCGAAGCGCTCGTGCTGGGGGACGCTGGCAGCCCAGCCATCATCAGGGTCGGGAGTGTAGGTATGGTTGAGCACGGCAACCTCCTGAAGGCGCAGTTTGGGAAGCGAGGCCACGAGAGCCACGCCGAGAGCGAGGGTCAGGACGGTGAGCATCACTGGCCTCCTGAAGCGAACAGCGGCCCGAGTTCGTCGGTCGCCGCCACCACTTGAACAGCGGGTTTCTGTTTTTCCGGCTTCCGGTCAGGTGAACGCACAGCCCCGCGCCGGCCCTTCTCGACGCCAAGCATCTTCCGCAACGCTTCGACGGATGCCCAGCCACCATCTGCGACACAGGCGCAGAACTCGTCCAGCACGGGGATGCCGCGCGGAGTGACCATGTTGATCAGGTTGGGCACGTTCTCCAGCACGAAGGTCGCGGGTTTCAACTCGACGATCAGACGGGCGAACTCGAAGATCAGGCTGTTGCGCTCGTCCAGCACATCGCGCTTTCCGGCCGTGCTGAACCCCTGGCACGGAGGCCCACCAAACAGCACGTCCAACTCGCCCGCCTCCAACTCCAGGGCGTCAAGCACCTGCTGACCGGAGAACTTGCGGATGTCGCCGAAGAAGACGTGCGATGTCCCGCGCATCTCGGGGTAATGGCTGATCCAACCGCCGCCCGCCGTGGGCATCAGATCGAGTTGCGCTTTCATTTCGGGCGTGAACTGCTGGCCCGCGTCCAAGGCCTCCTGAACCTGCCGGAGATGGCGGTTCCCGTTACGTGTCAGCTCCTTGTTGAGCCGTTCCTTGTCTTCGGCGTCTGCGTAGTGCATCTCTACCTGCCCGAAGCGGCAGAGATTCATCATGTAGGTGATGGTGGCATCGGCAGCATGCTCGAACATGCCGATCACTTCGATGCCGGCCTGTTTCATGCCACAGCTGAATCCGCCTGCTCCGGCGAACAGGTCAAGGCCAAGCACGCCATCGCCATAGCGGTGGCGGCCCTTGCGTGCCAGTGTGCGCGGGATCGTCAGTCCGCTCCGGGTTTGAGTCCAGGTGGCTGCAGCGCCGGGCGAGGGTTTGGGAACGTATAGGTTACCCGTCATCAGCGGGCCGCCAGCGTGTAAGCGTTTCCGGTGCCGCCGGTCTGATGCCGCTGGGCCGCCGATTGGTCAGCATGGGCGACGTGGCCCCGTTTGGTCATTCGGTAAAGGGTGCTGTAGACGACGGTGCAGTCAGCTGGGGCCAGTGCCCGGATCAACTGGCCGGCGGTCAGAGGCGAGACCGTGCTGAGCACCGTGGTGATGCGCTGGTCGAGGGTCATCAGTCCATCACCTCCTGGGTCTCGTAACGGCGCAGCGCCACGAGGTAGCAGGCCAGCAGCACGGCGAGCAGGAAGGCAGCACGGTTCATCAACCCTCCCGCTGCATCACGCAGGAGGCGCAGGACATGAAGTCGGCAGGCTTGCCGCAGTCGTGGCAGAGGCAGAGGCCGTGTGATTCCGGAGCGATCACCGGCGCGGTGTCAGCGAGCAGCTGGGCAAGTCCGTAGCCCAGGGACAGCATCAGCATTCCGGACTTCATATCGACGGATGCGAGCGACTGCCCGCGTGCCTGCGCAGCCTTGGCGATGACGGCCAGCTCGTCGCGGTCGAACCGCGCCATGGTGTAGGTGTCGGGCAGGAAGGGCAGGTCGTGGGTCGCCAGTTCCAGCACGACCATCTCGGCGATGCAGGTGTCGAGCGCCTGGTCTGCCGCGCTGAGCTTGTCCCAGGCCATGCGCTCCGGCGCGACTTTGCGACCCTGCTGGAGCATGCCGTCGCGCCAGGAACGATGCACGACCTTGGCGAGCGCGTGGGACGTGAGGGGTGAGCGACTCACAGCGTCACACCCTGGTTGCGCTCCAGACTTTCGAGCATCGCCACGCAGACGGCGGCCGTCTGAATCAACTCCGCCTTCAGGTTCAGCAGGTGTTCGGTGTGCTGGAAGTCCAAGGCCTCGACTCTTTCCATCTGGCCTTCAATGGCGTTCAACGCCTCGGCTTTCTGGAAGGCCGCTTCAGCCTCGACAACTTCCTTGCTGACTTCACCGAACTCTTCGCCGAGAATCGCCAGCCAGAACAGCGGGCGGTGGTTCTGCTGGCTCCACTTGGCGTCCTGTTTGACCCGCTCGTTGAGGATCAGGGTCAGCACCTGATCGGTCTTGTCGGCGCGCTGGTCGGCAGGCGTTCCGTAGGTGTCACAGGTCATGCACTGGCCGAAGTCGTCGAGCTGGGCACCGCACTCCCGGCAGGTGTCGCCGCTCATGCGCTCACCGCCACAATCACAGGCAGCACGGCGCGGTAGACGCCAGCGCACATCTGGCCGCTCGCGTCCACCTCCTCGCACTCGGCGTTCAGCCAGTTCAAGTTCTTCTTCTCGCCGCAGACCGAGCAGACACAGAACGTCGCGCCTGCTGCCTCAGCCGTCGCTCGGCGCTTCGCGTCGCGGACATCCTGGCGGGCATCGAAGTCGCTCACGGCCTCCAGATCGAGGTCAGTCCGCGGCATGGGCGGCCTCCGCTTTCTCGCGCTCGACGCGCTCTAGCACGGTGCGGGTCAGTTCACGCAGCCGAGCGATGCGGCCTGGGATCGTGCGCGGGTCGCCCGGCACGATCACCAAGTTCTCCAGGCCCGGAATGTCCCGGTACGAGGGACGATCAGGCGCGGGGAAATCTTGTACACTCATGGCATCTCCGTTCAATCTTTGAATGCCCCCGGCTCTGACCCCGGGGGTTTTTCGTCTCGGCTTACGCCGTGGCCGTTGCCTCTTCACTCAATGCCTTAAAAGTTGAATCAGGTATCAACTCTGCGACAGCAACATTGAGATGAGGGGCGATCTTGCGCAAGCTCTCGAGAGATGGAGAAAATTCTCCAGATTCCCACGTAGCGATCATCCGGGCGTTTCCTTCACCTCCCAGAGCTAGCGCAGCCAGTTGACGCATTGAGAGGCCCGCTGCCGCGCGGGCCGCCTTGATGCGTGCTGCTATGGTTTCTGGCATGACTCAAGATACATCTATCAACACTGGAGGGTCAATACTTGAATCATGAACCCTGGCAGGTGTTGATAGTTGTGCCTACAGTTGGCATAGTATGTTCCATGTTGATACCACTCTCTACACTCACGGCGGATGCGATGGTCATGACGCATGAGTCAGGGCTGGACGATCCCCGCGTGTTGGGAGATCGTCTGCGTCAGTACATCCGGCGGGCCGGCAAAACACAGGCTAAAGTTGCAGACGAGGTAGGTATGGACCCTACCTATCTCTCGCAGTTGGTGAACGGTCGAGTTAATTGGGTGAAGAGCGACTACTTTCGTGCACTAGTGAACGCACTTGACATACCAGTTGATGACATCGCTGAACTCAACCCGAGTGCTGTCTTTTCGGTGACTGCCGAAAAGCAGGGCGAGCAGAAAAAACCAAAGCGCCCGATCTCGGACAGCCTGAAGGAAGCCGCTGCCATCTACGGCGGGCGGTTCCCTGATTTGGCTACCCCGCTTTGGCAAGATTACTTAGAGTCATTTCGCCCGCGTGGATTGAGAGCCGATACCCCAGAAGCATGGCTGGACCTCTACCGCGACCTCGCCAAACACGGAATCACACCCGGCGGAAATTAATGCGAGATGCCACCTTCGCCTACCTCAACCGCCTCGTGGCAGAACACAAGAAGATCGGATACACCACCGACCCCTACCGGGCAGCGGCTCTAAAAGGGATTCGAATCATCAAGGGTGACAGCAACTGTGCCAGCGCTGGCCCTCCTGCTGTGATTGTGCTGACGGAAGATCGCTATCTCGCGCGGCAGCGGTTCACGATCTTCCACGAGATTAACCACGTCGAGATGCAGCGGTATGAGCTGGAAGACGCCATTGCTGCCGAGGTGGACGAAGACGACGCTGACGCCCACATCGAAGCTGTTGCCAACTTCGGAGCTGGGCTGATGCTGATGCCTGAACCGATGATCCGGAACGTTCTCCGAGAATACGGCCACACTCCAGAGGCCGTACTCAAGCTTATGGGTGTGGGACGGGTATCTCTACCCGCTGCAATGCGCCGTTACGTCAGCCATGACCTTGAGGCTGAGCGGGCTGCCTTTATTACCAGCGGCACTTATATCGCCGACACGGCCACCTGCGGTCGAGCACTGCCCTTCATCCGATACGACCGTGTGCCGGAAGTGCAAACGGTTGTTCCAGACGCATCCTTGATGGTCGTGTCTCCGAAGAAAGTGTTGGGCGTGGTGTCGTGGTGAGGCGACATCTTCAGCTGCTCGCTTCCGGAGCGACAATGTTTGCCCTCGGAGCGGCCCTCCTGATCTGGTATGCCACTGGCATCAAGCCCGGTGTCACGTTCGTTGACAGATCAGCCTTTGACAAGGTTGCTGAGCACATCGGGTTATTTCTGATTATTTATGGGCCTTTGATTTTCTATAGAAAGTGGCGATTCGAAAGCAACAGAGAGTCAGTAGCTGCAGAAAAGGAGCAAACTCAAAAGCTGTCACCTGACATGCATCTCTGAGCCTTTGAGCACGTAGACCGCGCCCGCTCGGCCAGCGGGGGAAGGGGGGGATTGGGGGAAGCATGACTGATCGAAAGAAACCAACTGCCGAAAAAGGCGAGCGAAAAGAAGTCGTCATCCTTCGAATACTGATCGCATGCGGCATTGTCATGGCGATCAGCGCAGTCGCCCAATACAACAGCTTGCTCCAGCTCAAATATCTGACTGGCTGGCCGACCCCCACCGACTTCAACAACTGCATTGTTCTGATCGTCTGTGGAGTGGTGTTGACATTGTTCGCTTCCTGGCATCTCTGGAAGCGGGCAAAGCGGTGACCCCCGTCGACGGCCTCTAGCGTTTCACCGCGCCCGCTCGGCCAGCGGGGGAACTGGGAAGGGAAGGTGTACATATAAATGGCAATTTGGCGAGCTTATATTGACGATAGCGGTTCCGATGGAGCAGTTCTATTTCCAGATTTCTCTAAAAAACCTGTTGACCCGATGGACGGGTCAACGAAGCTGAAGGGGATGATGTCTCCAGTAACTTCAGTTGGTTTAGCTGCTTTCCAGACTAACCGTTGCGTTAGTGTTGTTGCGGAATGGATGAACTTCACGGCGAGAATAAAGCGAGATTTTCGTCTTTCAGGAGACGATTTACCTAAGATACATATGCGTTATCTCTGGGGTAGGAATTCTTTTAGAGACAGGCATAAAAATCCTTATTTTGGTATGCCGGAAGAGCACAGAAATAGAATCTCTGCGGACGCGTATAACCTACTTATAGATATTGCACGCAGAGAAAAGGGGTATCTCCGAACATTCTATTCTACTAAAATTGATGGGCAAGAAAATTCATATTCTTTTTTCAATTCAGAAAGACAGATGCAAGATAGACAGATCATTTACTCTCGTTTCAGTAAGGATCATATTGCCGAAAAATATTACAATCTTATATTACAACCCACAATGAGCTTAATATCTCAAGCAACAATAATTCTCTCAGATCAAATTGGTGTCGGAGGGGATGTAGCAATAATCAATTATGATGATTCTGATGCATCTAAGGGATTCGATGCCGCAGATCTTTTTGATGTGATGCATGATTTCGGATTTGCAGAGTCTTTGGTATACGGCGATCATGGCAAGAAAGTAAATTCATGCCTTCTTCAGATGGCAGATCTTATGAGCTTCTATGCGTACAAGAAAATACTATCTCAACACCGACAAGAGCCGAACTGGGAAAGAAATAATTTCTCCCGTGTTTGCTATCAAGTAAACAAATATTTCAAACAAGACTCTTCGCCGACAGGATCAGTATCGCCGTCAACTCAGGGAACTGCGATGCACTATTTAGTGGCTCGCCGGTATCTCGAAAGTATTGATCCTGCATGGGTGGAGCGCCATCTGCTTACTGCAGGTGAACTGCACGCCAGCCTCTCCCCTGAACGTCCAGGCGTTTCCATCGTCCGGGACAGCAGCCATGCGTACTTTATGCAGCATAGGCGTCTACCATAAATGTCAAGAGGCCGCGCGAAGCGGCCCCTCTGCAAGAAATTTACCATGCAGTCTGCGGAACGTCAACGTGCCCAGACCACCAAACGGGTGGATAAAGGAATCCTCTTGCCCATGACCCGCCCCACCGCCATCTACCTGCGTATCTGGGCATTCCGCCCATGACCCGCACCCTGTCCTACGCCCGGGTGTCCTCGGTGATGCAAGTGGACGGCTACAGCCTCCAGGCACAACGAGAGCGAGCCGCCGACTACGCCCGCTTCCGCAACTGGGAGCCGCCCATGCACTTCGCCGACGAAGGCGTCAGCGGCCGGCGCGACACCCGGCCCGGCCTGTCTGCCCTGCTGGCGGCCGTTCGGCCCGGCGACGTGGTGATCGTCAAAGACCTGACACGCATCGGGCGCGGCGGTGCGGTGCAGACGCTCGGCATCATTCGACAGATCGAGCAGGCCGGGGCCAGCGTCGCCTTGATCGACCAGAACATCGACACCAGCACGCCCACCGGCAAGATGATGCTCACCATCATGGCGGCCTTCTCGGAGCTGGAGATCGAGCAGACGCGCGAGCGCGGCATGATCGGCAAGGCC